ACCATTTGACCACACAAGCATTGGAAGCTATTGCGATCTCGGCACGTAATGTAACCATTACAGCGCCCGATGGTTCTAAGACAGTACAGACAGGTGGAATGACTCAGATCTTCTATCCTAACGGACAACTTGGTATCAGATTAGGGATTAGCTAATGCCAGCAATTTTGGAGATTTTTAACCCTGACGGTTCACTGCGCTTTAGCAGTGAACGGTTCAAGGTTCTTAAATATGATGGAAACTATAATGCACTCGAAAGTATGCATATTGTCACTAAAAGCGATTGGACGACTCGTTGGCAAGTAGACCTCGCCATTAAGATTCCCGCAGCCAAAGGAAAAAGAGGCCTAGCCTACATTCCTTGGCTGTTCTTGGTTCAGCCTCAACGAGACCATGACTTCATTCGCACTATGACGCGAATTATCCGGTTTCCTCATAACATCAATCAAGCACAGCTTTGGGCGCATGTGAGTCAACCTGCTTTTACGGTGAGTATGTAAGATGCCTGTACATTTTGATATTTATGCACCTGACGGCTCCTTGCAGCTCAGTACCGAGACAAAACCTATTGGACGGCATAAAGAGTACATAGAATGGTTTGACGGTTCTAATGGTGCCCAATACGGCACTTATATTATTGACCCTGAAAATAAGCAGCTTATTGATCAAAGGCATAATAGAGCTTTCGGTTATCCAAGGGTAACTATGAAAGATGGCTACATGTACTTTATGCAACTAGCTGATGGTGCAGTGGTTAGTTTTAGCCCCGATTATGGTACGTGTATGGGTATTAGGCAGCATTCTGGGCGAGTTCTTATGGCTGATGTAAGGGAGTATAACCCGATACCTCAGCCTAACGAGCACCTGCAGGTATTTAACCAACAAGGGCAAATGGTTTGGGGTTCTGAATCACTTGCCCAATCAATCCAGTTAATTGATTGGCATACTATTTGGTTCGGAGATCACACCTATCATGGAGTACCTCAGCTATTCTTTGATGTACCCCATGATTTAGATATGAATAAAGTATTCTTCTATGTAAGCATGAATAATGCCATGTTTGGTCCGCAAGCAACTGATTCCGTTGGTGTTACTCAGTTTCCGCTACTCTACCTTCGTAGAAGGGGGCATAGGATTTTCCTACTCCCTGATTTCTATACCTACTTTAATACAATGACCCGTTACTTAACTCAGAATTTTAATGCCAAGCTTTCATCTGCAGCAGGTGGGGATTCATTTCAAGTTCTGGTTATGTATGTACCTAACCCTTAATACCCAATTAACAGTGTAACGATGGAACTCGTTACACTATCTTTTTCAGTCAAGGAATGACTTATGCAACTCTACTTAATTAAACCTAATGGACAATTTGGTGGTCGTATTGAAGGCACAAAACTGGAAGTGCTTGAGCAAGTCCCGCCAGATTACACATCAACGCTCTTACCGCCGCCACGAGAAACAGATTACTGGAATGGCTCAAACTGGGTGAACATCGGCCCTGCGCCTTCTGTGTATATGGTTTATGACTATGACAAGAAAGCTTGGGTTGATACACGTGTACTTGAAGATGTTCAACGTTCACATTGGGATTCGATCAAGTTTCAGCGCAACATGGCTGAATACGGTGGTTTTACCCATGATGGTATTAAATATGACTCAGACCTTAATTCACAGTGCCGTATTAACTCAGCTTTAATTTTAGGCGAACCTGTTCAATGGACTACAGCAGATGAAGGGGTAGTGGACTTCACTGTTGAGGAGTTCCGTGACTTGGCTAAATCTATGGCCGATCACATCCAACGTGTACATGCTGCAGGTCGTGTAGCTCGCGCTGCAATCTACGATGCAACTACTGTTGCTGAGGTTGAAGCTGTTAAATTCTTTGTGGGGTAATTATGCGGCAAGTCATTGGGGTTGGTGTACAACCCAACGATAAGAAAGGAGATCCTGCAAGAACCGGTATTCAGAAAGCCAATATGAACTTTCTGGAACTGTGGTCGTTTTTGGCAGGGTATTTGGGAGCAGATAAGCTTCCAGATGCAATTCCAGTACTCCGAGGGGGTACAGGAGCAACTACTGCGGAAGGTGCACGTAAAGCCTTAGGTATTGGAGATGCTGCAACTAAAGCAGTGGGTAATGAGGAAGGTAATTTGTTTGTGGTGGGAACAGTTGGTATTGGTACTGACTTGGCACCGACCACTCTACAATCTAAGCAGTCTAAACCAAACCAGTTTAAATCAGGTGAATTCACTTGGCTTAACTCAGATCGTATGACGGCTTTGACTCTCGGTACACGTGATGCAGGTATCAAGGCTCAGTTTGGTATTCGTGACGTTACCACTGTACCTACTTGCTCTTACCGTGGCTCTCGTGCAGGGACAGGTGAATTTAGTCCATGGTTTGATCTGTATGGTGGTTCTAATGCAATCACTACCGTAAATGGCAACATCAAGGCAGCGAACAACTCACTGCGTTTGTACCATGATGAAGCGGTGACTCAGTACGGGGAGAAAGTCTTTTCTTCGTTCAGAGATGGTGTGTATACGTTACTCGCTACAAACCTTGACACATCAAATTGGACTTTAGAAGTTCCAATGGATTATAAAGGTGTCGTTGAATTTGAAGCGGCAGTAGCACAGGCAGGAAGCTCGGTTACTGTTACCGTCACTAAAGGCGGTAAACCGTTTCAGATTCCTAAAGGTAAATGGATTGACCTTCATATTAAGTAAATCTACTTACTTAAGTAAGTAAACAAGGAGTGTTTATGAAGATTATTACAATTACTGCCGGGCACAGTAATACTGACCCTGGTGCAGTAAATGGAAAGCGTACAGAGGCGGAGATTGCTGCTGATATGCGTAACATGGTTGCTCACTACTTAAAGGCTGCAGGTGTGACTATCCGTACTGATGGTACTGGTCAAACCAACTTGCCTTTACGTACTGCAATCACATTGGCCAAAGGTGCACATGCTGCAGTTGAGTTCCACTGTAATGCAGGGCCAGCCTCGGCTCGCGGTGTTGAAGCACTGTCACAAGCAAAGGACAAGGTACTGTCACAGAAGCTTTGTGGTGCAATCAATTCAGTATTGGGCATCCCGCTTCGTGGGGACAAAGGTTGGAAACCTGAGAACTCTGGCCAGCATACTCGCTTAGGTTATGTTCAGGCTGGTGGAATTGTTCTGGAACTATTCTTCATCTCAAACAACGCTGAATTGGCTTTGTGGGATGCTAAAAAATGGTTAGTAGCGAAAGCTGTAGCGGAGGTGTTAATTGCCGAAGCTCGTAGTTAACGCTATTTGCTTTGTATTCAAGCACTTTTGGGCCTTCCTGAGTGCTTGGTTCTTTATCCTGTTATTGGTCAATGACTATCGACTGACTCAGGTAAAGCAAGAGTACAAAGATCATATCGAAACAACCGAATTTGCCATTAAGGATATGAACATCAAGTGGCAAACCAAAATGAACACTGCAGAGAAGGAATTTAATGAAAAAGTCGCTCAGCTTAATGCTGATAACGCTGTCCTCATTGATCGTGCTAACGGGTTGTCAGAGCAACTCAGTAAAGCTCAATCCAAATGGGTTACAGCTTCCAGCGAGTCCAAAACTGAGTACACCAATACCCTCAGTAACGTATTCAAACAGTGCGTCGCAGAATATAAAGACCTGGCAGTCAAAGCTGATGGACACGCACTTGATGCGATAAGGTTAAAGCAAGCTTGGCCAACAACCGATGAACCTCCTTAAAGGAGGTTCTGTTGTTCTGGGAGGCTATAAAAGGCTTCAAATGATTTAGGTTTGGTGGATGGTCCACCTTGTATAACAATAAGTAAATTCAGGATTGTATGTACTCTGACATACTCGTCATGTACAGAGATACGTCTTAGCCCATCTACCTTAGGGGCACTTTCAATTAATGAGTACAGCTTGGTTGTGTACTCATTAACAGTCTTATGAAGCCCTTTGGCTTCAATTTCTTTTGTTAGATCTTCAAATGATCGCATGATGCACCAGATAGAATAAAAGCCCCATATAGGAGCTTTTATTGTGGTACATTACGAGTGCCTTAGCAATAAGGCTCAAGGCGACCCGTAATGGTTAGACATTACCATAGACCTTGGAGTGTCTACGATGAACCGTGTACTCATCGTTGTCGTTACGTTGGTATTACTACTGATCAGTCAGGCAGTTTACTAACATAACGGGGTGGGGTAGTTACAGCTACCTCACCTTCTCCAAGTAAATATAGAACAATATACCGCACAAATCAATATAACTATTTATTCTAATCTGTGTGGGTGGGGGTTACTTTGCAAGCTGGGTATCGTCAGCTAACCATTCTTCTTCTGTCATTTCCCCAAGATAGTTAATACTATCTAAAGTGATCGTAGTTGCATTAGGGTTTACACGCTTAGCATCTTGTAAAAATACATCAGAAATCATATTAATTGCTGCAGCACTTACATAGGGAAACTTGCGCTCAAGAACTAATGTATGGTGTGTACCGGCATCAGATGATGCTACACAAAAGTAACGATGTGATTTTGCCATTAGGCAGCTCCTTTAAGGGGTAGACCGAGCTGTTTATTAAGGTGGTTTTTGTCTAACAATGCAATAGGCATAGGTTGCGTTTTAACCACTGGTTCCAAATGTTCGATCAATGGCTTAACTTCTGGCCACTGTTCATATAATTTGAAGAAGTTGCCCGCAGTACGGATGATGTTGGTCATCTCCTCAGTGAACGCTTCATACTCTACGTCCAGGTCTACAAGATCTGATTGGATCTCAAGAATTTCATTGATCTCTTTGTGGTCTACATGAAACTCAATCCATTTGTCAGACATGAAGTACGGGAATAGTTCAGCCTTTTCTAAGTAGATAACAAGATCTGACACCATATCAGTGCGTGTACGCTGTTCTGAGCCATAATAATAAGTGGTACGTTTAGCAACTTTAACCTTCTCGCCTTTGTCATCGACAATGCGTAGGTTGATTGAGCGTGTCTTTGGGAGCCAGCCGTTAGGGAGTTTCTCCATATCGCGCTTACGGTTTCCAAGAAGGATGTCATATACACGCTGAACTACAGCGTATTTCTTTTTGTTGAGTTCTGCTTTAAGTCCAGAGAACTTACGTTGTGCAAGTACGTTTACGATGTCGGTGATGTCACCTTGTTTGAATTTACGTTTTAATGGATTCATGTTTATATCCTATTACTTTGAATTTCTATAAGTTTTCTTGGCTTCTAAAAACCAATCAAGGGTTACGCAAATAGCTAGAAGCAGCACTAATGCGCTTCCAAAGAACTCGGCACTAAAGCCCTGGGTAAAGTAAAAATAGCCTAAGCAAATTAGAGCCATTAACGTTATTAACAGTCCAAAAATGAACGAGATGTAAGGTAAGCGCATAGGTAAATTAAAAGCCCCGAAGGGCTTTGTATAAAAGGTAAATGGGAAGCGTTAGTGCTTGGCCAACGGCCATGAGCACTAACGTTGATATGAAACAGATTAAGTACACATTACTTAACGTTCAGAAGGGGAGTAGCGGAGCCGTTGCCCATAAGAACTGTATGCGTACCTTTACCTGCAAAGGCTTGTTGTGCATCAATTTCCATCTTGCGGATCAGCATTGGTGATAGAGATGCAGCAATCACACGGTTTGCATCAGCTTCGGCTTTTGCAGTGGTAAGGCGTACTTCTGCCTGTGCCAACGCTAAAGCTTTCTGACCTTCTGCACGGTTGATTTCAAATTGAACCTGAGCTGCCTGACGGATCGCTTCTTCTAAGCGTGGGTCAGTAGTTAATGAACGTACTGTCGCACCTGGAATATGGAATACGCCCGGCATTTCTTTATTCAAAGATTTCTGCAGTTCAGTCACTACATCTGCAGCAATTTCATCACGATGTTTATGGATCTCACCTGAATCAAACTTCGCTACAGCTTTGAAGATGGCTTCCTGAGCGTGACGCTTAACGTAACGTTCACCTACTACTTGGTCGCCGTCAGCGTTAAAAGATAAGTCACCTGCAAGTTTTGCAAGGGTCTCAGCCACACGGTTTGGGGCGATTGTGTAGCGCACATCAATGGCTACTTGTTGCATCGTTACGTTGTCTTTGGTCTTTGGCTTAAGGTTTGCCAAAGGCACAGTCGTTTCACGTACACTGATTACTTTGATTGACTGGGTAAAAGTCTGATGAATACCAGGGGAAAGCTCCTCTGTTTTCATTTTGCCCAATGCCCAAGCTACGCCTACATGACCGGTTTCAACCTTTTCGTAGAAACAGCCTGTTAAGCCTAAAGTTGCGATGCTGAGTGTGAGGATTCCAAGTAACTTTTTCACTGTTTAAGTCCCTATAAGTGAGATTTGAATAATTAAGATGAACGCGATAATAGTTAGGCAGATTTGCCAACTGTATTTGTTGAGGATTTTCAATACAGTGCCACGTATGGCCTTGTTAGAAATTCCGAAGATAAGTGAAGCTAAAAGTGCGAGCACGAATAACCATTTAATTGCCAATCCGAGCATTAATAACCCTCGCCCATGAGCAAACTCCTTTTAATTATCTACTTACTTAAGTAAGTAAATAGGGTTAATAAAAAATGCTAGTGTGGTGCACTAACATTGGTGAGATTAAGGAAGCAACTCTTTAAGTGCATCCACGTTATCTAAAGCCTTGAGAACTACATTAGCGGGTAGATAGTTCGCACGGAACTCCGTATCTGTATATGACTTAAAGCCACCATCTCGTTGCACGAGCCAGTCCCCTACATTCAAACGCATATTACCTTCTGGTAATGGCAGGATCATGTATTCTAGTTTGCCTTCTCCTAAGACATTACTAGGGTATATGTACGTGCCATCAATAATCCATGATGTGAGGGCGTATGATGAATTAAGTGTTCCGGTAAATTGATGTGCTTTGATCATTTCCAAGACCTAAGATATAAAACAGCCACGGACTGTCTCTGGGTGTTTACATTTACTTTTGTGTATTGAGTTGCTTAATAATCATTTGAGACCATGGTTCGTACGCAGAGATCTCATTTAGTAAGTCCTCTGGTGCAGACCATTTTTGATCTTGTGTTTCATCTGTTTCTGCAATTAGTTTGGTATCAACTACAACGTTAACCCACAAACCAATATGTACAGCAGATACAGGGTCATTTAGTACAGCTAAAGCTAACTGAACGCCTGAAAGATCTGGTGTAAGGAAGTAGCCAATTTCTTCGCTCAATTCACGTGTAATTGAAGCTTCGAGAGTTGCTACGGCATTAATATTGCCTTCGTCATCCAGCACCACATCCGCAATGTCAGTATGACCGCCAACGCCAATGCTACGAAGGGCTGCAAGGCCTTTCTCACCGCCGTTTGTACCGCGAGAGTATGAAAGGTACTTACCATCTTCATTCTGAATGGTTACATACCCCAAGATTTGCGGGAAAGCATGGGCGATGTCATAGTTCAAGAGGCTCTTGTCAGAGGCATCCACAACACTGCGGTTGAGAAAGTGGTAATTGTTAGCAAAAATCTTCGCTAAGTTAACTGGATAAATACCAGGTGTTTCCGGGTCAATGTGCGAGCACTTAAGTAATGCATCTAATGCTACGCATAAAACTGCAGGTTTCATTGGTTTCTCCTATGCGGAAAGAATTGTATGTCTAAAGTATCTATTTACTCAAGTAAGTAAGTAAACAAAGGTTCAGACGTTGATTTGAATGGTTTGGTTTTCGATCAAACGGATGATTAGAAAAAACGCTAAAGCGAAGGGAATAATCCAAAAAGGGAATAACAGTATCATACCTGCTTTTGCAAATAGCCTAAGCAAATCTACAACTGTATAAAATGTTTTAACCATTTGATTTAAAACTTCTTTCCCTATATCACTACATACTGTAGGATAGTTTTTCACGGCACGTTTGACTAAGTTTGATGTTTGAAAGAGTGTTGTAGGTCTCATATATACCTCATACCTGCTTAGGCTATTTCAATTTAAGAAATGTTTTGTTACATTTACGATTTGTAGTCTTACTTGCTTACTTAATTACTTACTTGATTAAATAGGTCTCACAGAGAGACCGTAAAAATATAAATATGAAAACAGTGGTAATTGCATCCCGAAAGGGTGGGTCTGGAAAGACCACAAATGCGCGTAACTTTGCTGTTGCTTTGATAAAGCGTGGCAAGCGTGTTCTACTAATTGATACTGACCTTCAAGGTACTCTATCAAAATGGTGGAATCGCCGTACTGTTGAAGACTTAGACTTATTAGTAGTGCCCTACAGCCAAATTAAAGAGGCTCAAGCTAGTGCACTACGTGCGGGGTATGACTATCTAATTATTGATACACCGCCGGACTCTAATGAGGCAATCGAAGGTACTGTCAGTATTGCTGACTTTATCTTGGTTCCTTGCAAAGCCAGTCCGGATGACATCGAAGCTGTTGTGGAAACGCATAAGCTGATTCAGAACGCTGGCAAAGACTTTACGTTTATTGTGAATGAGGCTAAGCCAAATACAAGCTTACTGACATTGGCATTAGAAACACTGTCACAGCTTGGGCCAATAGCACCAACACAATACAACTACATCTCACATCCTACATCTGCAGTGTCAGGCTCAACTGTAATTGATACAGAGCCAAGCTCTAAAGCTGCAGAAGATGTAGTCAAACTCACTAATTATGTACTCAGTCGCGTCGGAGAGTAACAATGGGCAAAGCACCTTTATCATTAGACAGTCTTAAACAGGTTGCTGAGCAATCTGCGCCTGCTCAAACTTCTGGCCAACCGGATGTGGTAAAATCAGATGCACCACAGGTTACAAAGCAGTTATCTGTTAAAGTAACCTTACCTGTGTATGAGCGTTTGCGTAAAGCTGCTTATACGCTTGAAATGTCGCATCAGGACATTGGTTCGGATGCTGTTGCGGAATGGCTAACGAAAAATGGATTCTAATTTAGACGAACTTAAAGCACAGACTCAGTTCTTTCACCTATTTAAAGCCATGTACGATTCAGGTGACGTGGCTCAAATGGGTTCACACGCGTTTAACGTGTATTGCTATATAAAGTCATGTGTTAATTACGAACGTCCAGATGCATTTCCGTCAATCGAGACGATCTGTAAAGCAACTGGCGTTTCTAGGGCTAATGTATTCAGATGTATTCCTGTCTTAGTAGAGATGGGCTACCTCACAAAGAATACATCGGGTAGACATACAATCTACAGAGTGTGTGAGAGGATACCCATGTTAGATGAAAACGGCGATGTACAGGCTACAGCATCTTGGGAATACATCCCTAAATACGCTGTAAAAGCTGTATCAGAACTTAAAGAATTGATTCAATCATCAGGTGATGTTAATGCAGCTCGCTACATTCACATCGAACACTTACAAGTTATCGTATCCAATATTGAATCTGGCGGCGTACAAAACATTGTAGCCGGGGACAATATTGATAATAGTACTACCAATGCTATTCATGTCACGCGTGAAAGCCAGACACTTGAAGATCATTTAAATGACCTGGCACAGCAGGGCGATGGTTCTACTGCAGCTAAAATAAAGCGCGGTATTAAGAAGAAAACTTCAACTGGATAGGTCTCATGGTGAGACCTTTTCTTTTTCTATTAGTCTCACAGTGAGACTGATGCATTTTTGATTGGTCTCACTGTGATACCTATTGATTTATAAAAATAGGTCTCAGTATGATACCTATAAGTAGAGTCTAGTCTCAGTGTGAGACTGAGTACCCTTAAAAGGGTCTCTATGTGAGACTAATTAAGCCTTAATAGGTCTCACTGTGATACCCTAAAAAGAACTCTTTAGATTCTAAATTTAAAAAGATCTTTTTATGGTCTAGAACGGTTAAAATCTGTGGATAAAAATACCTACTTATCCACAAAATGCAGGAAATCTTAAAATGGCTAAATTCCACGAACCAATTGCTTACTTGAACGAAGAAGAATTAGAACGAGCAATTCAATGGGGTACAATCCAACGTGAAGAAGCTCAGAAATCAGAAGATCAAATTTGGGATGAGTACGATGATCGTATTCTCCATACTTTGAATTCAAAACTTAAACAAATGCGAGGCTCTGTAGCTTGACTTAATCTTTGATTACAGTAGACTTGTTTTAAAGGTTAAATCCTTTAATTGGTCTGAAAAACCCTAGGAGCGAAGGCTTTTAGGGTTTTTCTTTATGTATCGCAGTTAACATAATGTGCGTTATGCGAAATGTAATTACACAATTATCCACAATACTTTTTGAAAACAACAAGTTATGAATTCAAAAACTTTTTTATGAAAACTATACTTATCCACAGTTGGAACATTTTGCCAATCAACGTGAATACCAAGCTTTAATTTGGCACTCACTATGCGTTGTAAACAGATTTTTATAGTACGAAGCTGAATGGCCACTGGTACACTTACGAGCACGTTCAGCAGCCGAAGGACTTAATACAATTGGTTTACCGCAGAGTTTACAGCTCATTGCCTTACCCCACATTTGATACAGTCAAACTCACGGATGTCGTAAGATTCTGACCAGTTAATACGGCGATTGAAGATATGGACTATCCTTCCAAAATCACCACAGGCTTTACATGGTTTCTGTGTCATCACTTCAACCGATCTGACGAAGCGTTTTCTTGCTTTGGTGAACATGGAAGGTCTCCTTTAAACCGTTTGATCGGGCAACGCCCGATTCTTAATTACATTATGCTTCACTAGAACGCCGTACAGCTCCTCTTGGAGAGCTTCTGGCGTGTTCCATACATTCATACCCCTTAAAGCATTAAACGTTACTGAGGCCCGTTTAGCGCGATCTTTGGCTAAGTTGTAGAGGGTTGCTGTGGCATAGGCATAATGCGCATCTGGGTGTCCGTACTTACGTGGTTTCATTCGAGCTGTTTCAATACTGATTGGACGTTCTAAACCATGTAAGTAAATCCACTTATGTCCTGCAGACTTGACGACATAATAAGTACCTTCGATACATACAGAATCGCCACGCTTGAGCTTCTTAAGCTCCTCGCTGTGCATGTGGTAAGTCATTAACCTGGTATCTCCTCTGCACGGATCTCCCAGATAAAGTCACGGATACCACGATCAAAGGCACGGCCTTCCTGCGTATCACCATCAAAACCTACAGAACGACGTTCCAGAAAATCTAAGGTGCATGTGGTTGGATTTCCTACATAAACGGTCTTAGCAAACTCATAACCACGCTTACGAGCCTTCTCAAGTTTGGATTCAGGCACAGGCTGAGCCATGAGCCAGCCAAGGAATATCAATGCCCCTAGAATTACCAGAGGCGTAAAGTGAGCTATGTTCATCAGTCGACAACCACTGTAGGACGTTTACGTGGACTGCATTTTTGGTAATGTTTAACCAGTTCTATAAGCATCTGAAATCTAAACATGATGTTGTGATTAAGAATGAACTCATTACGAATCCAAAAAGCAGTTTCATTGATGCTACGGCCATCTTGAGGGTTAACAAGGTGTACCATTTCCTTGATTTTTATCTTATGGTGCCGGTTAGCAATGCTCAGGAATTGCTTTACAGAAGTTGCATCATCTAAACGTTCACGGTACTTCATCAATCGTTCTCCATGTTTATGAATGCACCTTCGATAACGCTATCAATGTCGCTAATTAAGTTCTCTTTAAAGATCTCCTGTTCGCCTGGCGATAGCTCAAACCATTGGTCGTTGTGATACTTACTTAGGTCAATTGTCAGGATGTTCCCGACTTGAGTGATAATGCTCATATAGTTCCTTAATTAGTTGTTCCCGAAGGAATATTCCTTCACATTCAATGAACATCTCGCGGATGTAACGATAAGTTCTCACACCCCAAGCATGGTCTTTACCTAGTTGGGACATGAGCTGTTTTGCGAGTGCTTTATGTTTGGTATTGGCTGTCCGAAAGAACACAGCTTTTGAATCGATTTGCCCTAGCTTTTCTCGGTACTTCATAGCACCTGTGACCAATCCAGTTTCTCGCCAGATGCGACACGTCTGCGGTCAGGGGGTAGATACATGTGCTTCAAAGCATTTTCTGAGTGGTACATGTAATTACCGATGTCAGTAAGAATTTTGAATAGCGGGGGCAAGTCCTTGTCTGCGTAAGGCAGTACCTCTACGATGGTTGCGTTTGTCCATTCTCGGGGATGTGCGGTATGTAGTACGGTCCCACGTTCATAGGTATTACACTTGTACATCACTGCAGCGTCAAAGCATTGATCGAGATGAAGCCATACAGGTACACCATGTAACTTTGTTGGGTGACGTTTCTCCTCGTCAGATACCCAATCCACTACAGGCTCAGGGTCAATTGTTCCATCTGGATTAGTACTGCCAGTTGGTGTGCCTAAATCATTGGTTTGTTTCATTACACACCTCGGATAACGATGTTGCTTATGCTGCCTGTGTAGCTGTAATGAATATCCACTTGTAAGCCTGCGACCTCAGGGTGGATGTCTAACTGCTTCCGGAACTCTTTCTCGCAACGTTCACGTGATTCACGTGTCATGTTGTCAATCAGTACTTTCCGTACATCGTCGTTGTAGGCTGAAAGGAAGTTTAAGAAGCCCCCTTGGTAGTCATTACCACTGGCCACAAAGTCTGCGATTGCCTGACCTACGAGGTCTGTAGGCGTAAGAAACTTACTTCGATCTGCCAGGTTGCAAGTCACGTAATCGTGCTCAGGGCTTTGATGTGTGCGTACGATTGCTCCCATTAACCAAGCTCCGTTACAGTAATTGCAGCAATGATCGAGTTCCCATTGTTTACTGCGATGCTGCAGCCTAGAACGACATGCGTGTCATTAATAGATTCGGTGTATTCGTTAATACGTGCCTGTAGTACTACAGGGTCAGGTGCTCGGATGATTTTGATCATTAGATGATTCCTTCTAATTGCTTAAGTGCGATTTGATGTACTTGATCGAGACGGGTATAGCCGTAATGCCATTTTCCACTGTGATAAATATCAAAGGTGTACGTCTGGTCGTCATCGTTGTAGTTGATGTCTACGATCACATTTGGGTGATATTCAATGCGTTCGCCGTTGAATTTGGTGAGAACTTCTCCGGAGCCGAGACCGCAAAGTTCTCGGAAAGATTGGGCGAAGGGTCTTTCGTTTGTTTCCATGGGGAAATTCACGTCCTGTTTTATATCGGTAATTGCGTATGACTCGGTACACGGTGGCAATGCCAACATCGTGTTTCCGTGCAATCACTGCTTTATGTGTGGTTATGTCAGATAGGAATGTATTTAGAATTGCTTCGGCAATTTCCGGAGCTAATGGTTTAAAAGCTGGTTGCATAAAAAATGGGGCTAAATAGCCCCACTCCCTTGTGTTAATTAATACCTCCCATTCAATGAATCGAACCTAGCCCGTAAGGCATCTTCAAGGTAATGGAACATGCGGCTACCAATGTGGGCTGCAGTCACTACGAAGATTGGTTCAGTGATCCATGCATAGAGAGAACCTTTGATTACCGGGTACAAGTCATAAGCCAAGTACCCAACAAGCAAGGCAGAAGCGTACTCAGTAACTATCCATAGTTTTGAGACTCGCTCTTGCTTTAGGATCTGCCTTCCAATGGAAATCAGACCTGAAACGGAACTGATAATTAAGGCCCCCAAGAGGGCCACATAGTCAGTCTGGTGTTGTAGCGGCATCCTTGCTGCTCCCATTTGACAATAGTGAGCAGCATTCTAATTGCATTAAAGAATCGATACTAAATTTCATCCACGGTAGTTGCGCTGGGCATACTGGCGTAGGACGTTGTGTTTAATAATCTGGTTTAGTTTGGTGGCGTATTTGATAGCGTCTTGCTTATCATAAATTACACCCCCACCTAGTTTGGCCCATCCCTTACGGCCTTTGATTTCAACAACATGCAGTTCGGCATTACCTACAATGATGTTGTCGGTTGTGTACTTGTATTTACTCGGATCTCGGAAGTACATAATTAATTTCCCTATTAATTAAGAACGAGACCATCATAGTTTTACTTATTTACTTACTCAAGTAAGTAAGTAAATAAAGTTTTTAAATGTTCAAAGATTAAGCATAGTTAATCTGTTGGAGAGCCTCGATTTGCTCTTTGAAGATCATTACGCCGTGATCGTCCATTAAGTAGATCTTAATGAAGCGAGGTAATGTACGAATCATACGGCTCTTGGGTTTGATCTGCAGATAGATTGAGCCATCTTCTTCGATATTGATAGGTTGATCATAAATAAAAAATGTTGAGTTGAGGTAGTTGAATACCAACTCATTGCCTGAGTTCGATACGTGCAAGCGTACGTTATGTGTCTGTTTAATTAAGTGAATTAAACCATTCCAATTAGGTAGGTTCATTAAATGTGAGAGTTGCATAGGTATCCTATTATTGGTTTTTGATAAGAAAAAAGCCCCTAGTTTCCTAGAGGCCCTTCCCTTTATTCCGAGTGATATTGCTACGTTAGGGATGTTGCGTCACGACAACCTAACGAAGCCGATATTAAGCTAAATTAAACAGTTATGCAATACTTACTTGCTTAAGTAAGTATTTAACTGTAATAAGCTCTGTGCCCTTCAATGCATGTCTTCTTAATGGTTTGAGCGTCAGCATTGTTTGGCAATGTGATCTCATTGGCCCATGAAGGATGGAAGATGTCGAGAGCAGCTCCAAGTTTTACCTTGTCATGCTGGATCTCTGGCAATTCTTGCCATGACATACACTCGATAAGGTTCTTGTTTGCCCAAGTTACAATCTCTAAATCATCACGGATGATGAGATAGATTGCATCATGGATAAGTGCTACAGGGAAAATGTCCTGACGATATGGAGAGTTCCATACGCGGTTCATAAACTCTACAGCAGCTCGGTTGTTCAGCATTCCGTATGACTGACCTAATGCATTACCTGCAGTACGTCCCTCTGCCTCAGCCTCTTTCAAAGTCTTAGAGTTACCCAAGATTGATTGCTTAAGCAGTGGTGTACGTACACGTAATCCGAAGGCTACCTCAACATAACCAGTCTTACAGGCTTTCTTAAGCTTTTCAGCTACCCAAGCATCTGAAACTTTGTACATGTCGTGGTATGACTTCTCAATCTGTTTAGCCACTCCCGGAGCGAAACCACAGTTCTTAACAAGAGTTGTCCACGTTCCCTGGTACGTCAATGCGAAGGTTGGTGCCTTAGATTTTTGACGCAATTCAGGGTACTTCTTCTTAATCGAGTTAACGATAAATACTCGCTCTTTTGTGTCAGTCGTACTTGCGTACGCTTCCACAATGTCAGGCATCTGTTCAGGGAAGTAATAGAATGCACGTAGACAGTGACCGTCATATCCCTCAAGGTAAACCTTAAGTTTGTTCGGGTCTTTTGTGGTTAATGCAGAGATGTAGTCTTCAAGCGAGTTGAAGTCGGCACCCCCGAATAGGAAGCCCTTAGGTGGTCTGAAACATGTCTTAACTGGTTTACCAAACTTAGAACCAGAAGGTAAATTCTGAAGGTTTGGACCAGATGAAGACAATCGACCGGAGACTGTTCCGCCTAAGTTGAAGTTCCCATGTAGCCAAGCAGTTCCATCAGCTTTAAGTACTGCCCCTTCAAAGGCCGGTACGAACGAACTGATGATCTTGTCTACCTTAGCCAAGTCATGCAAAGCATTGAGGAGTTCAATTTTAGTTGGATCATCTGTATGGTTTAGCAGCTTCTCTAATACGTCTGCACCCGTAGCAGGTTCTTTGGTTTTGGTACGGTCTAGTACAGGTAATGTCATTACATTGTAAAGCAGTATGCCCAACTGTTTTGGACTGCCCGGGTTGAACTTCATGTCACAGAAATCCTCAACGGTCTTCTGTTTAATGTGCTCACCGTTGTACTTAACCACAGCATCCAATTGCATACGTTTAAGAGTCAAATCTACCCATTGAGACTTCTCAATTACAGCAAGGCATTCCTCCTGTTCTGCAACAAGGGTTCGCTTAAGATTCTGTACCTCATCAGCGTCCATAGGCATCCCAATAAGCTCCATCTGGATGATGACCTTAAGGGTTGGTAGGAACTGCTCTTTATACAGCTTCTCTTGCTGATCTCGAACCATGATTGGGTAATACTTTTCGTATACATACCAAGTGGATAAGCAGTCGACTAGGTTGTAACGAAGCAGGTCGTCATAAGGAATTTTACGAATGTCAGCAATATCAGACTGTGCCCAATTCCCTGCAAATTCATGTGCATTATCCTTTAAAGATAGGAAATTGCCTGCTGCAGAGTTGGTGGCCAGATAAATGATGAGCTTCGTATCGTCCATGTTGCGCGTGAGGACATCTAAACCATGAAGTAGACCTTCACGATCTAGCGGATCTCGCATCCATAAACTGTAAATGAGTACCTTGATGTCATAGGCTGCATTATGGAAAACCAACTTACCTTTGTACGATTCAAGGAAGCGTCTCAGTAGCTTTTTAACTTCTGGATTGAGCTTTCTTGAGCAGTGGTCTGGGTTCATTGGATTTGCGTTCTTGGTGATTTCCACGGGGAATGCCATCCCTTCGTGTTTACTCCAAGCGAATGCACATGTACCTAATCCAGCTTCATAGAACTTCAAGCTAAAGGTCTCTGTATCACAGGTCAGGACAGGGTATTGGTGTAATCGATTCAAAGCCCATTCAATTTTTTGAAGATTGTCTGGGTAGTCCTCGTACTCAATAATCCCTTGTCCAAGTGCTGCGTATGTGCCATTTACAATGTCAGCCAGTGTTTGTACAGATAGATCTAACTTCTCGACTAGATTAGGGTTGTAGGTTAATGCAGACCAGTTAGTACCTAACGTCACTTGGAGGTATTCAAAGTCCTTAATCCCCACATTTAGGCGATAACCATAATGCGGTTCGGCCTTTGTCTGTTTAGCCAACACTTTGAAATAAGGCGCGTCAGCACAGTACAGGTACTTAATGCCCTGTTCAGCCAATACAGGTAACAGCTTCTCAAGGTATTGCTTACACTGAGTTGCTGTGACTTTGTTGTTTGGGCCATATTCCAATGTGAAGGCAATGACACGTTCCCTAGAAATCCCTTGAACTTCTAACGGTTTAACGTAGTTGTTTAAGATTTCCTGCTCATTGAATGAGGATGGTTTGATTAGGATAGCTACATCGTAACTATCTTGCGGTTCTGCAAATAATAAATGGCGCATGGTATCCCTACAGTACTAAATTACCCATTAAACGGGTACGGAGCATCTCGTATCCTTGTGCATTGAACTCAAGCACTTCTTGATGCATTTCAGGTGGTAAATCGCTTGGTGCCGGACAGCCTTGCCCTATGAACTTGATAATGGGTGGGTGAATACCCTCAGGTAGTAACCCTAAAACTTCCTCAACTTTGTTGGTCATTGAGAAAACTTTAGACATCAGAGACATGACATAATCAGACTCAGAAATGATGTTGGTTCGGTGGGCTAATATCTTGTCCATCTCCGGGCGTAAACTTTCATCCAATGGCTTAGGAATGATGTAACGTCCCTTCGATACAACGCGCTGTGCAAACGTCTCGCTGCGATATACGAAAGCTAGTGTGATACTGCCTGTAATCTCCTGATTACGTGTGGCAAGCTCTAGGATGCGTTTCTCGATATGGTTAAAGACTTTCCGGTAAAGGAACTCACGAATCTCACCTTGTAGGCGATACTTATGTAGAGGGGACATTACATATCCCCTGTGAGAATTACCGTAGATTTAGCCCGAGAGATTGCAACATAGAGCATTCGAGCCAGTTGATTCATGTCTCGACATCTGCAGATGTCATCCAGATCAATGAAGACTTTTTGGAAGGTAGATCCTTGTGACTTGTTGACCGTACAGCAATAAGCCGCACGTAAGTCACACCACGTCTCCTTGATCTCTTTAACCTTTGATGCATTCTTTTCTTCAACGGCTTCACTCAAGGCTTTGTCGTAGTCAGCCCAGTTATCCAACTGGAATAGACCTCTACATTTGTCAGTATCAATGTTCTTGCCTGAGTAACCGTAACGGACTGCAGGTTCGATAGCTGTGATCAATACAGTGGCATCTGTCTTGATAGCTTCCTTGTTTACCTGAACGTGATGATTGTTAACGGCATAATCGCCCTTAGCCAATTCAGGACGGCCAGTGGCTTTCTTACGCAACGCTTTGTTGTACTTGTTGACTCGGGCATTCGTCCAAGCAAGCATCTTAGAGTCCTTCATCTTCCAATCAGGATTTGTGAACTCAGCCATTACCAGGGAATCAAAGGTTTCCCGGTCTACACGTTGAATGTGTTTACCGTCTACCTTAAAGCGAGGGAAGGTCTCTACTTCACCTAAAATGAATTGGCGTAGTCGATGACTGATCTCTTTGATTGGATTGCCATCATCTTGACGAACGACCTTTGTGAGTACAGCTTCTGGGAAGCCACGTTCAAATACCGGCGTATGATCAAGTCCTACCGGTGTTAACTGTGTTGGATCGCCCATGAAAACAATCTTGCTGCTCTTAGTGGCAAACAGGATCATTTTGAGGAGCTTCTCATCAATGTAAGACGCTTCATCAATAAAGATGATCTGGTCTTCAATGTCTGCAGCTCCATATTTACGCTTAAGGGTGTTCTCCCCTGTTGAGTAATCTGTGTGTACACGGATCTCTAAATGCGAGTGAATGGTATTAACGTCTTGATCTGCAGCAACACTCAAAGCCTCTGCAGCTTTATGCGTAGTTGCAGTAAGGAATACCTCACGTGGACGATGTTTAGGGTTAATGATCTTGGCCAACTCATCCGCTTTAGGGATGTGCTCCAATACCTGTTTAACCAGTGTGGTTTTACCTGTACCAGCAAAGCCCTTCAACACAAATACATGGGAGTCACGCGCTGAAAGAAATTTGATAATTGCGTCTTTAGCCGCTTGTTGGTCTGCTGTAAGTTCCATACATGTGTAGTCCTTATTTAAGTGTGAAATGAATCACTTTTCCAAAAGGGGCACGGAATTTAGGGTTGTCGTAGATGCACCAGAACACAGGTCTGTTGTCCACCTTCTTCAAGTACTGCATATCCCTGTGCCAAATGTGACCATCAGTAAGGATGATCAAAGCTTTAGATTTAGATTCTTTAAAGGTTTGGAATACTGGACGGATTAACGTTCCTCCTCCCCCCACAAAAGACAATTTAGTAAGGTCTCGGAATCCCTTAACGACTGAGACTTTCTGCACTTCATGGTCGAACTGAATGACCTCAATTAGCTCAGGTGAGTATTGTTTGAGAACCGAATACATCTCAGAGCAAAACTGTGTGCATACTTTGTCTGTGACTGAACCTGAAACGTCCACTGCAAAAGAGACTTGTGACAAGTTCCCTTCACTGACTAACGTAGGAAAATAAAGGCCATGCTGTAGGTACTTACGATTGAACTTTTTAGTGCTGTAATCACTTTTACTCATGGATTTCAGCAGGCGTGCCAATACCTTTCTCCAATCCACTTTCGGATTGAGCATGTCTTCCAGGTAACGTTTAATTTCACCCGGAATGTGTTTGTCACCCTTCTCCCCTTTCATCTCAGCGTAGAGCTGTGCACGGACTACAATGTCAGTGATCTCTTTTGCTTTCTGTTTGTCTGCGGGAGATGCATCGCCGTCAATTGGCTCCATGTCGCATTCAAAGTCGTCATTTGGTGGATCATCTGGGAGACGGTCGTACACTTGCTCAGATGACAGACCATCGAACTTTTTGTTGTACAGCACCCAATTTGGGACTTTAAAACCGGCCTCGGCTAAGAATCCGTTAATGACGTAATCACATGCTTTATTCCACTTTTTGAAGTTACGATCACCAACACGAATCATGTGCATATAGGCAACGTGTAGTGCTTCATGTGCCAGTACAAATACACGTTCATCAATGGGTAAAGCTGCAAAGAACTTAGGGTTAATGATCAACTGTTTACCATTTGTGGCTGCAGTCTTTGTGTGCGCCTCTGATACGATCAGCTCTAATGAGAAACAGATCGTACTGATAAACGTGGTTTCAGGTTTCTGGATTAATCCAATCTTTGCTCGGCTAATTGCCTTAGCTAATTCATCTTCGGTCATTTTGTTGGTTTCCTACTTACTCACTTAAGTAAGTAAATTAATACTTAAGTAATTAATCATCTAAAAATACGTTACGATAGTTATCGTATGCGTGAGCTACCAGATCCGATGAGAACTGGTGGAACTTAAGCCCTTCCAGTAATTCAAAGTAACTGGCGTTCTCTGCTGTGGCTGAGTTCAGGTTGTCTAAGACAGTCGCTTTGTTGCGTGCAACTTCGCTGGCATTAATGTACTTCCAGTCCCCTTCTTCACCCCAAAGCCAGATAAAAGGCACCGCATTACGGCGTAGGTCAAGTAACCAGATAGGTTCTTGCTCTACTTTATCCAAAGTAAGGATTGCACGTGTACCGTTGGTTGTTACCCCTACACGCTCATGGCCATAACGAGTGGTCTTGAGCAATACAGGATTTACATAAGCTTTGAGGATTAGGAGTTTTGCTCCTGATTTCTTAATCATTTAAACATGTCCAAAAGATCTCGGGGATTGCCCCAAATTGATTTGTTTATTACATCTGTTGCAAGGCTTGGACGAACAACACGGGCCATACTTTCACGTCTATACGCTGCCAATTGGTCAGCATCTAACGGTGGATCAATGTAGTCACGGAGTTTGTCGTCAATCAGGTTTAGAACTTGGATTGCATGATCTGGTGTTGCCACTGAGTAGCGAACCATTTCTTTAACCTGTTCTGGCTGAAATTGAGCACTGTCGTAATCTAAGCTTTTATGGCGATAAGAATGGCCATTAACGAAACGTGCTATGTGAAAGTGCTCACGAGTCCGTTGGCTGGAATTAACCATCGTGAAAGGTATAACTTTATGGTGGAGGTCTTTAATTATTGGATAAGTATCCACTCGACCTACCGTTGTAGGGTGGCTGCGTCTTGCTACGATTGAGCGTACTTGTGGCTTACCCGCTTGCATACATTGCCATTTAAACTCGCTATGCATTTGTGCAATATTCATAATTTCAGCGGCATGTTCTACAAGGCAGTAGATTACAAGAGGGGTGTCACGTGTTAAGGAACGGAATACTGCCCGTAAATCCTCAGAGTACTCAAAAGTTTGATCAGGGCCGAACATTACAGTTTTCCTAATACTGGATTAATGGTTTCGCGCATGATTGCAGTTTTGGTCATTTGAATATCCTCCTCAGTAAACCGGTAAGGGTCGTCTATGTAAGGATCTAAAACATTTGTTTGACCATTTGGTAAAAAACGAAAGGGCTGCATTGTCCAATGTCCGTCGTTTACATGAAATGGTGATTCTGTAACAGTTGTACTATCGTAATACCGTTGACGTAATGTAAAAGGAACCTTGAGTTGTAAAAGTGCATTGATAGGCGCACGCCCTTCACTGTTGTAATAAGGTCTAAGCGCCATGCAAACAACATCGGGATGTGGGGCATGCATACCCACATGCACATGCACTAAGAACTTTTCAATTAAAGGTAAGCCATCTAAAAGGGTCTTATGGAAGTACAGAACGTACTTAATACCACGGGGAATCTCCTTCATTTAGGTTTCACCATCTGCGCCATCAAATAGCGTTTAGCATTGAGACCGGTCATGTCATATCCTGGTGTAGTGGTATAACGGATATGCTCCGCTAATTTCTCCTCTACATAATCCAAGTTGCCCGTGTTAAGCCATACTTTTAGAGTGTCAGGGTCGATGAACTCACCTTTATCTGTGTACTCAGCTTTGTATAGCTCGCCCTTTTCAGTAAAACGGTAATGTGTATAACCTTCCCCATATTCACCGCCCTCACCGTTCCATATGGAGTGCTCAATGCCGGCTTCAAGAAGGGTCTGTGACTCAGCATCTAAATCACCGTAATTCACCTCACAAACCTCAAAGGTCATTGTCCCTTCATTATTTGCATTGAAGCAGTACGTGCCCCACCCATAGTTTTGAAAGATTTTCACCGCTCTGACTTGATCGGAAGCCTTAACGGTAATGTGACAAGTGCAACGATCACCCATGAGCTGCCCCCGGTCTTACCATGAACTTGAGTGCTATGACTTTAGCCTTTTCAACATCAATTTGGGTAAAACTCCATGGACGGCAACGCTCTGCCAGCTCCTCTAACTTCTCGCTGAGGATACCTTCGGTTTGCCAATACATAAGGGTTGATATACCAGTAAATTGGTTGTCGTACTCAACTCCCTTATGGGCATAATTACCATCCGAGGTGTAACCTGCATAAAGATAGGCTTCATCACGATCATCACGACCCTCAATTTCAAATTTGAAAGGGAATTGGTTTTTAAGCAATTCCTTCTGTAAATCGAGATCACTAATATCAATGTCGATTTCAGCTCTAAATAATGAAATACCATTCAGAGGTACAACAGTTGAGTAATTAACTCGGTAATGGCTAAGCAATTGTTTTAAGGCTTCGGCCAATGGTAAAGGAACGTCAATTGTGATTGAGTGTGGGTCATGCACTGCAACTAAACTAAAATCATAAGGGTTTATGTTTAACATCAATAACTCACATGGCTTGGTACACGGCCAAATTTGCGAACAAACTTAACCTGTGCACCGTATAGCGTATCTGATTCAATGGTTTCATAACGGGTACGGAAATAGCCCCCTACCCGTTCTGTGTAATGGAAATCGAAGCGCACTTAGAACACTCGCGCTGCTGCAGTGTTAAGCCAGTTCTGAGATTCCTCTAAGTCATACAAGTGAGGTTGACGGGCAAACATGTCACGCATGGCCACTACTACCAACTCATCCGGGAAGCGATCTAAATAGTCGATCACATCCTGTAGGTTGTCCTCAGTGGTTTGCTGACATAAGCTACCCATCAATGCCCATTGAATATCTAGGCGTTTTGGCACAGGGTAATTCTTAGGGTCTTGGCGGATCTGTTTGAGCGTAGGTAGTTCTTTGTAGATGTCTGCGTATTGGATAAATACACTTGCCACACCTTCACCAATAAGTGATGCAAGAAGTGCGGTATCGCCCTCCCCTACAGGTTGGCCTACGATACAATCACTTGATTTGTGCCACGTACGAGCACATGCATACGGTTCTTCTGGTGTATCTGGATTGAGTGTATGAATCAGATCTGGTTTGAAACGAAGGAATGATGTGATGCGGTGATCAATACCGGCATTGTTAGCCCATTCACACCAGTCAGGTGCACTTTCAACAACTTCAAAGTTCGCCGTACGAGATGTAATAGCGGATGATTGAGGTTCTACGATTGCACCATCAGTAGACAAGTTACCTGCAGCAACCATCAGAACATTTGGGTGCAACTTGCGTTGCCCTACCATGCGATCAAGTACAAGTTTATATGCAGCTACCTGAACTGCCTTAGGCGCAGATGAGAACTCATCAAGGCCAATTAACCAACCACGTTTACCTTTTGGAAGTGGCCAAGATTCAGTCGGGAACAAGTTTAATGGGACATACTCCGCATAGCCCTTCTCATCGTTAATACGTGGGAAGCCTGCGAACTCAGTTGGGTCCATATCCGCTAAGCGAACATCAATGTATTGTAGTTCCAGCTTTTCAGCGAGAGCCATGAATAGGGCTGATTTGCCGATACCCGGTTTTCCGTGTAAGAACGGTACAATCCCTGCCTTTAACTGGCGTAAGAGAATAGGTTCCAATTGCTTCAACGTTACTTTAATCATTTTAAGTTTACCTTTAATTACTTAATTGCTTACTTACTTAAGTAAGTAAATTAGATAGATAGTTCACGAACAAGAGTGTTGTGATAGATCATCAGATGTGCGAAGAACTCATTTGCTGCGCCTTTAGGTGCATGAGACTTCATGTTGTGCCAAGCCTCATCAAGAGAGTTAGCAGTGTTGTACAGAGTGTTGGTTTTAGCTTGAATGCCTTGCGCCGTTAACATTTGGTGAATCCTGAGAATTTGTTGTTGTAAAGTCAGTTAGTTCCGGTGGTGGTGACTTCATTCCAGTAAAAGACTGTGTGAAGCACGCCACACGTTGTTCTATGGTGAGCTGGTTAAACAGTTCTTGATAAGACTGTGTGCTCATTAGTTGCTTTCGCAACTGTTGGACATTTGTGATGCCCAAGGTCTTGAGTTGCTCTAACATGGCATCCTGATCTGGGGTCTTTCGACTGCTGATCTTAACGAGTCCTACATCTGCTAGAACGTTTTTAACCGTAGTTACTGAGACGTTGTAGTAGCTGGCAAGATCGTTAGGGTGCGTATTTCCATGTTTGAATGCCGCAATAATCTCCTGCCTTTGGGCAAAAGATAGCTTACGAAAGGTCATAATCAAGTCCTTATGGATGAAGTTAGGCTATAGGGCTGCTTCGTCAAAAAGGACTCTTTTAGTACTTTTAGTATATCGGTTTAGTAGTTTCGTCAGACTGTGTGCGAGACCATTAAAGTACGCAAGAGTCCTGTGACTTTGCATCTCATTTTAGTGAGCGAAGCTCACCTAGTAAATGCATAGTGGGCGAAACTTACACACTTAATTACTTAAGTAAGTAGTAACGCCCACAGGTTGTACTTTAATTAGCAGATTGCATAGTTTGACTTGCGAATCTTACTAGACAGATTGGTTGAATGTTTATGGAACTTGTAATCCTTATTATGGGTTACTTGCTTGATGATGTACTCAAGAACATCAGAGTCAGCGAGTTCCGCTAAGATCTCACGATACCAGTGGCGTAAGACGTTGCAGTTGTTTGGCAATGCACAGAATGCATCATGCACAGTTGTCACCATGAATGGTTCGTAGCTGAGCATTACTTCAAGCAGTGCCAACAGGTCTGCAAGGTAGCCACGATGCAGTTGATCTACGTTTTCAGAGGTAATGTGCGGGATAACTACCACAGACACAATGCCATGTTGATTGGCAAGGTTGAAGTAGTATTTAAGCTCCTCATCAGTCAATGGTTGTGGCTTCTCATTGCTGAGTAAGTAATCCTTGATGATGTGGTACACCTTACGAGTCATGTTCTTGTTGTAGTTACAACGGCGAATCAATTCACGTAATAGGAACGCATCAATAGAGTGGATAACGTTGGCCACGTTCGATACACCACGATCTGAACCTTGGTTTACCTTAGATTCAATGGTCATGTTGTAGTTGAACATCTCTGCAATATGCACACGTGTTTCCACTTTCTGCATTACTTTGACTTGTGCTACAAAGCCGTCAGGTAGTTGCCAAGTGTGTGCCAAAGCGCCTCGTTGCCATGTATTACGCAAGATCTGAAGTAATTCAAACGTACCTTTTGCCTCTTTGTGACAGGCCATATAGAACGCTTCAAGCACTTGACCTTCACCAAAGTATTCCTTTGGTTTAGCCTGTGAGCCGTATGTACACGGCATAATGGCATCTTTTGCGTCTTTACGAGCAACGTTAATATCCTGAATGCCTTTCTGTTTAAGGATGACATTCAAAGTGTCCGTAATGAACTTGTATGCATCCATACGTTGATCTGGGTCAATTAGACCGGTGATGTATGCACCTTTCTGACAGCCTGTAATAGCTGACATGATCTGGATGCCTGAACATACCGCATCTAACGAAGGCATGTGACCTACTTCCTCACCATTCAATGCACGGCGAAATGCCATTACTGCTTTGGCGTACAGGATAGGGTCTTCATCAACTTGGTCTTGTAAATCTTCCAATTGATGTAGGTTGTCTTTCACCCACTGGATGCGATACTCGAAGGGCTTCTTATCTAAACCGAAATGGTTTGCGATGTCGATTGCCATGTACTCGATGCCAGTGAAAGTTTTCATGTTATTGAATTGCATAATGTTTCCTTTAATTGGTTTAAGTGTCTACTTACTCAATTACTTAAGTAAGTATTAAGGTACAATGTAGTTATAGCAGATGGTGCATTGATCACAGAGCACCTCTACGAGCGTGTCACACTCAAAGCAATACTCGTATTGAACTGGTTGAATTGAACGGATAATCATAATCTTCCCCATGTTTGGTGATCGGCTTCGGTCATGTGTGATTCACGGCGCATTTCCTCAAGTTCTTTTTCAATGGCTTGAGGTAGGCATTCATCACACGAATAGAACGTATAATACTTAGAGCGTTTCACTGCTCGGTTCTTGGTACATAGGCTGCACCAGTGGCCACGTTGATTGGATCTCAAAGCGTACATTAACTTGCTACCATTACTTTAAGTGCCATGACTTTGAGTTCAGCTAAAGTACTGATCTTAGTGGATTTCATTTCTAATGTATGAAAGCCGCCACGTTCAGAGACGTGGATGTTGTACTTACCTAAGATACGGTACACCAATAGATAGAGCGTGTTATTAACCCCATACTCTATCCAGTTCAAACCCTTGTCAGTAATACCTACAAGAATGGCTTGCCATTCAGGGTACTCATCAAGGGGTACATCGTTAGGGTCAATTAAGAACACTTCACTCACTGTTTAAGCTCCTAAGAATGCTTCAATGCCTGTAGGCACTTCCTTCTTCTTGGAATTGAGCATTCCTTTCTTGAAAGAGTTACCTTGAGGTGATAAGTGATAACCGCATGCATAGATACGGCCACGCTTATCAACTTTGTGCGTGAAGAATACAGAATTACCTTTACTATTCAAGTACATGTACAGGAAGTAACATTGTTTCTTGTACTTCTCAAAGTTCTCGATAGCGAATGCTTCCATTGCCCGTTGATCTTTGCTCATGTACGTTACGCCGTCTTGTTTAGTTGGCTTAGGTTCAGGTTCTTCAACAGTACTGAGGAACTCAATATCTAGCTCGAACTCATTAGAGTTCATAATGTTCAAGACATCGAGGCAAATGTCCCAATCGTGATGGTTCTGAAAACCTCCAAGAATTAAGCTATCACCTTGCTGTGTTAAGTATCCACTGCTGCGGTTATGACGTAACTTCTTAGGTCTGTGGATCATCGGTGGCAAGTAAGTTGCCTGATACATGAATGCTTCTGTCTCTGGATCAAGAGTGATCTTAGACATGATCATGTACGATGCATCCTTACTGTTTGAGATCTTTCCAGCATCAAATAGGTCTATATCAGCCAATACAGAGATAACCTCTGCCATAGTCTGAATAGCCTTGACGTTATCAGCCATTTTAAGCAATGCAGCACACTTAGCACTGATTGACACCAATGGGATTGGCTTCTGTGCAGACAGTGCAATCTCTGTGATGATCTTATAGACCAGCTCCTTAATATCTAAGGCACAGAGCTGTGCTACACGTTCAGCTTTCATATCAAAGTGATCGTCTAATATCCAATCTGTAAGGATGTCTGCACCTTCATCCATGATGGCCACAAGTTCAGGTGATGCCATGATTTCAGCGTACGCTTTCTTAAAGATCAAACGTTTATCGAAGGCAACTTCAATACGTTGTTGTAGGTCATAGCGAGCGCGAGTGATCTTAGTCATATCAGTATCCTTTAATTGGTTTAGTTAAATAAAAAAGCCTAACCACATGGGCTAGGCTTAATTTGATTAGATGTTCAGTTCACCTACAGCGTTCTCATCACGCTCTGCAACGATGCGATAAGAGATGTCGCCACTTGTAATAGCCTTTGTGAGTACTTGTGCAATGATGCTGTCACGTTCTTCGGCTGTAAGGTTTTCATCCGATAGGTGACGCATAATCGAACGTTGAACATAATCAGATTCCATTAAAGGGATACCGATGTTTGTGCTTGCGCCGTCTTTTAAACGGAGTGTTAAGTTAACCCAAGCTTTGGCTTTCTCACGAGAGTTACCAGAAGCAGTGTTAGAGTTGTTCATTGAAACAGTGTTGTCATACTTAGCCATGAGGACTTTCCTTTAGTTGGTTTAGGCACTATTGCCATAATTAAGGCTATGCCTTAACGCACGGTACAAACCTTTTCACAGGTGAACGCTACAGATGACGTAGTGCTTGTACCTATCGCTTTAGTGGGCAACGCCCACACCAACTAAAGAGTCCTTACTATCTAAGGGTTTAAGCGGCCTTCATTACAAAGCCTTGCTCTAACTTACCTGCAAGTTTGTGACAGAGTGCTATGTTACCTACGAAGTATGTCCCTATGAAGGCAAGATCTTCACCTAATATAAATAGGGTACCCACACAGGCAATGCCAATGACGAAAGCAACAGATCTGACAATACTGTTATCTTGTAGACCTGCCCGTTTGAATAAGTAATGTGGAGATCTACTGAACTGTCTTAGGCATATCCACACACCGTATACGCCAACAGTCATAGAGATTAACAAACCTGAGATGCCAAAAAAGCCTACGAACTCATACCCTGCAATGGTCCATAGAAAGTAATTGATAATAGGTAAGATTGGTAATAGAACAATGAAGAAAAATATAAACTTATAAGGAATGCGAGTCATAGTTAGGGCAGTAGTATTCATGTGTATCTCGGAGTATGTAAGTGTACTAAAAAAGAACTGTACCCACAGTCCAAGATGTGAACACATAGACTATCGGTAATGTATCGGACAAGGGAAAAGGAATATTGAGATATAGGTAGCCCAGACTATATGGTAACAACTAAGTGTTCTGTGTCAGAACTCCCTAGCTCTCTCCCTAACCCTTCCAGTGTGAACAAAGTTTGCACAGTACTAAGAGTGCTATCCCAAAGGAATGAGAGTGCTGAGCTTGAGTGAGGATGCATACCGTTTATTCTAAACGGGACTGTCCCTCTCTACGCTCTACTGTGTATGGCCTGACCGATGTGTATATGTGTACGTTGTGTATTGTCTAAAAAAGAGATCCCCATACCCGAAGGTATGAGGACATTGGTTAAGCTGCTTGAGCTTTGAGTCGAGCTTGTTTGAATAGCTCTGAGTTACGTGCTCGGTTCATGAGAGTTCTATCCATATCTGGAAGTCTTCCCATTACTGCGAGTTTACGAATGAGTACTGATAGGCATAGTGCTTGCTTTAGTTGGTTTGACATGTCTTTGCTCCGAATGCGTTGTCTAATGCGAAAATGAATAAGAGTGCTGTTACTGACCAGCTCGTCAGCTTGATTGTATTCATTACAAGTGCAGCATCTGCAGTTCTATATCCGTATAGAGCAGCTAACAGCATGACCATGATGAATATCGCTAAGGTCATGTATACGTTATGGATTGGTCGCATTGTATTTCCTTTAATTGGTCTAAGTAAATACTTACCTACTCAATTGAGCAAGTAAGTAAGTAGAATTACACTAATGCTTCGGTTGCTGCTTTCGCTGCTGCTGATTGTTCACGTTCTGCTTTGGCTTGAACTGATTCAATCTGCTTAACCTCTAAGCCTGCAGCCTTACGCTTAGCATTGATCTCTGCAAGACGTTCGTTGTACTTCTCCTCATCATTGAGCATGACAAGGTTGGTATAGTTAGTTGCCTTGGCTTCACCTGCTTTAGCAAGTTGATCAAGTGAGTTAGCTCCACGCTCTGCTGCTGAACAGAGTTTGATTACTACATTGAAGATGCCAGCGATTGCAGTACCGATAGTTGTTAAGATGTTCATAGGATGTTCCTTTAATTGATCTACGGCGTTATTGCCATGACAAGTGCTATGCACTTACAAAAGTAAGAATCCTTTTTCTGAGCTGGACTCCCCGGGGGGGTACTTCCATTTGCTTGAGCTGAATCGTATGAACCCTACATCCGTACTAAATTATGAAATTTGCCATAACCCGACTGACTGGAATTTGTACTTACGCAATTAAGTAAGTAAGGTATCCTTATGTGCCTACAGGAGAGTTAGCAATGAAGAACTTTAAACAGCAATGGTTATTAGAACTGAGTGTGGATGAACTGGACTCATGGATGCAGCGTATCGAGGATGATTGTCTTGAGACAGTTCGATTAAATACGCCTAAGGTAATCGACTACTCTGAACCTTACCCATACTTAGAACGAGAGGTGATGGAATATACATACGAGGACTTCCTTGAAGCTCGTAACATACTGGTTTCCCAAGCTGCATAAAATCAAATTACTTACTTACCTACTTACTTAAGTACAATTGCTCCCAATCAAAAGGAGTTTGATTATGAGTAACATGGTAGTAACTGCAGACCAGATTAAGGAAAGTCTCCCTGATAAGTTCCGAAAGTCGGTCAATCAAGATCTAGTAGATCAAATCAACACAATGCTTAGTGATCCCGATATGTATGAATCGTATCGGGACAACTTAGTCTCATACACTTCCGTTTTACAGAATGGAAAGTTCCGCTTAAGCGATTACGTCAATGCTGTGAAGTATGTGAGTTGTCGTCTGATGAACATGACTCAGATTGATGCTTACAAGAAGACGTTCCCTCAGAAGTACCAAAACTTTGTTGCCCGTGGTGTCCAGCCTAAGGACATTGCTTCCTATGTCACGGCGTACAACAAGTCTAAGTTGGTCAACGAGATCATGGCTCAAACGTTGGTGCCGTTCCATGTCCTAAACCAAGACTTAAGACAGAAGGCATTGAACACGGCCGTTGAGTTAATGATGACTGCCAGCTCTGAGAAGGTACGAGCTGACGCAACGAACATTGTACTTACCCACACTAAACCGCCTGAGACCCAGAAGGTTGAACTTGATCTTGGTATCAAAGATTCAGGTGTCATTGAGGAGATCCGTAAAGCGACCTTTGATATGGCTGTTCAACAACAGCAAATGATCAAGGCTGGTTTACTGACTGCTGAGGATAGTGCTCAGGTTCGTACAGTAGGGAAGGTTTATACGCATGAAGGATAATGCATTCTTAGAGAGTGCATTATCGTTTGGCGTTCGCCAGAGCATTGAAAAAGATGCAGGCTTAGATACAGAAGGGAAGAAGCAACACCCTACTGTAGAAGACTGGCTTAACGCGGTTTCGTACTCTCCTGACCCTAATTATGTACCCAGCGTCTTTGCAATCCATTTTGTAGAGTTCATTAAGCTGGCATCTGCAGGTCAAGCAGATCAGAACAAGTCACCTGTACTTCACTACAAGATGCTTGATCAAGTGGCAGGCCCGACAGAGCGTATTGCCAACATGGTACATCGTGGTGCCGCCAAGACAACCGTACTTGGTGAGTACCTGTTCCTGTACCTGGCAATGTACGGGGAGATTCCTGGATTCGGTAAAGTACCTTTCGCTATCTACGTTTCTGACTCGATTGATAATGGCGTGAAGAACATGCGGAAGAACTTAGAGTTCCGCCGTGAAGAATCACCATTCCTTATGGAGCACATTCCAGAAGCCAAGTTCACTGACATCCACTGGGAGTTCAAGAACAAGGACGGCAATGTATTCATTGTCAAAGGGTACGGTGCTAAGACGGGCGTGCGTGGGGCGAAAGCCCGAGGCAAACGTCCAGTCTTAGCCGTACTGGATGACTTGGTATCGGATGAGGATGCACGTTCCCAAACGGTGATTGAGTCTATTGAAGCCACTGTCTATAAGGCAGTCGATTATGCGTTAGACCCGCAACGTTCAAAGATCATTTGGTCAGGTACACCCTTTAATGCAGGCGACCCTTTGTACAAGGCTGTAGAGTCTGGTCAGTGGCGAGTCAATGTCTACCCAGTCTGTGAGAGATTCCCTTGCACTGCAGAGGAGTTCCGAGGTTCTTGGCCTGACCGATTCGGCTACAAGTATGTCCTTCGTAAATATACGGAAGCATTAGGTGCAGGGAAGATCGACACGTTCAACCAAGAGTTGATGCTCCGTATTATGTCTGAGGAAGACCGACTCATTGCAGACTCAGAGTTGCAGTGGTATCGCATCCGGAACGTGGCCCAAAACAGAAGTAACTTTAACTTTTACATCACCACTGACTTTGCAACCAGTGAGAAGCAGAGTGCCGATTACAGCTTCATTTCAGTGTGGGCTTACAACAATGCGGGGCATTGGTTCTGGGTAGATGGTATCTGTGCTCGGCAGACGATGGACAAGAACATCAATGACTTGTTCCGATTGGCTCAGAAGTACCGCCCTGAATCGGTGGGTATCGAGGTGACAGGACAACAAGGGGGATTCATTCCATGGATTAGAGAGGAACAGTTCAGACGTAATATCTACTTCCAGTTTGCATCTGACAACAATGGTAAAGAGCCTGGCATTCGTCCAAGCACTGACAAGCTACGCCGTTTCAACGTAGTAGTCCCATGGTTTAAGTTAGGCATGATGCACTTCCCATTAGAGCTTCGTAATCACCCAGCATTAAAGGAATTAATCTTGGAGATTCGACAAGCGGCAGTGGGCGGGTTCAAGTCTAAACATGACGATGGTTTGGATACCGTATCTATGCTTGCCCTAATGAGTCCGTGGAAACCTTCGGAAGAAGTATACGAAAGTGATGAGGTCGACATCTGGGATGACCATTCCCAACCAGATCAAGGCACATCTTATGACAACTACATTGTGTAAGGACACACTATGAAACTATCAGACATCTTCGATCAGCTTGCCTACGGTGAGCTATCAGCCTTAGCCATTGCAGCCGGTGATGAGATTGACACGCGCCAAGCGAACAAGATTATCGCTCATGTGAACCTTGGCCTCACAGAGCTTCATAAACGCTTCCTATTGAAGCGAAAGACTTTAGTGCTACAAACACTAGCAGATCAATCTCGATACGTGCTGACGCGCAAATACGGCGCATCTGCGGGGGGAGAGAACCCCTATATCATGGACGAGGAAGATCCATTCCAAGATGACATCATTGAAGTACTCCGGGTAACTACACCTGAGGGTATTGAGGTGAACCTGGGGCGTAACCGTAACCCGGTAAGTGGCACTCAGATTATTCAACCTGCTTATAACATCCTTCGCTTTGATACGCCTGTACCTGCAGGTTCACGCTTCATTGTGGAGTACCAAGCAAACCATGTGAAGATTCCAAAGGTGGTTGATTTTGAATCATTCGATGCGAGTAAGGTAGACATAGATTTGCCTATGACCCACCTAGAGGCATTACTATACTTCATCGCATCACGGGTGATTACTCCTATCGCGAACAATCTGGGCAACCCTCAAGAGGGTGTAAGTTACTCAGCATTGTTTGAGAAGGAATGCCAAGAGCTTGCAGTTCAAGGATTGGACGTTGATCTTGCAGTGAGTAATGACCGTTTCTATCAACATGGATTTGTATGAATACTTACTTAAGTGAGTAAGTAAATACTTAATGGACTAAGTATGGAACATCAAGAACCAAAACCAACCACTGAGGTTGACAGAGGACTGACGGATTGGGCGAAGGAGCCACGGCTACAAGATTTAAAATTAGATCTTCAAGAAGCTCAGGCAAACCATACCAATCACATCGGTCGTGTTGACACATGGTTAGATAACCTGTTTGTGCGTGGCGCGGCTAAGGTTTCGGGTGGCAAGGGGAGATCGCAGATCGTACCGAAGCTAATCCGAAAGCAAGCCGAGTGGCGTTATCCTGCATTGTCTGAACCTTTCTTATCAACATCAGATCTATTCAAAGTAGATCCCGTGTCGCACGAAGATAAGAAGGCAGCTTTGCAAAATGAACTTGTACTGAATAACCAATTCCAAACCAAGCTCAATAAGACAGCTTTCATTGACTGGTACGTCCGCAAGGCGGTCAATGAAGGTACTGTCATTGTACGTGTAGGTTGGGACTTTGAGGAAAAGGAAGTTATAGAACCTGTACCTCAGTTCGGTTATGTGATTGACCCTACCGTAATGGAGGAATACGAACAGCTTGCCCAGATGCAACAGCAAGAACCTGATTCGTATGCCAACGCTGACCCTGCGCTTAAAGCCGGTTTTGAAATGACCCAGCAAACAGGTCAGCCTATCCGTGCCCAAGTAATCGGGTATACACCTCAGAAGCAGATGAAGACCGTACGCAATCATCCTACGGTTGAAGTTTGTGACATCCGCAATGTCTATATCGACCCTACATGTGAAGGGGTATTAGATAAAGCACAATTCATCATCCATAGTTTTGAGTCGTCTATGTCAGAACTTAAACGAGATGGACGATACAAGAACTTGGAGAAAATCAATGTCTCAAATGCATCAACCTTTTCAGACCCAGACCACAATTACGGAGACGGTACATCGACTTTTGGTTTTAATGACGACCCCCGTAAAAAGATTACCGTTTATGAGTATTGGGGATATTGGGATATTGATGGCTCTGGGATTGTTAGCCCTATTGTTGCAACATGGGTAGGTAATGTCTTAATCCGTTTAGAGAAGAACCCTTTCCCTGACGGTAAACCGCCGTTCGTGGTTGTACCTTACTTGCCTATCACCGGTTCAGTGTACGGCGAACCAGATGGTGAATTGCTTGAGGACAATCAAAAGATTCTTGGTGCCGTTACCCGTGGGATGGTGGACTTGCTTGGTAAGTCCGCAAACTCTCAGACAGGTATGGCCAAGAACATGCTTGATGCAACGAACAAGATTCGTTATGAGCGCGGTCAAGACTATGAGTTCAATCCTCACGCTGATCCACGTACCGGTATTCACATGCACACCTATCCGGAGTTCCCGAACTCTGCGATGGCTATGTTGCAGTTACAGAATGGTGAAGCTGAATCGTTAACGGGCGTGCGTGCCTTCGCAGGTCAGAATGGTATTACTGGTGCTGGTTTGGGTGACACGGCTGCTGCTGTTCGTGGTGCGCTCGATGCTGCATCTAAACGGGAGATGGCAATCCTACGCCGTCTGTCCACTGGTATTCTGCAGATCGGTCGTAAGATCATCTCAATGAATGCGGAGTTTCTATCTGAGGAGGAGATCGTCCGTATTACCAATACAGAGTTTGTCGCTATTCGCCGTGATGACCTGGCAGGGGAGTTTGACCTACGCCTATCAATCAGTACTGCAGAGTCCGATCAGGCGAAAGCTCAGGAACTTGCATTTATGCTGCAGACAATGGGGAACACGATGGACCCTGAAATGTCTCGCATGTTACTGGCTGACATTGCACGTCTTCATAAACTTCCAGATGTGGCGTTTAAGATTGAGACATATCAACCTCAACCAGATCCGTTCCAACAACAGATGCAAGCACTTGAGATGCAGAAGGCGCAAGCTGAAATTGCATTGCTTGAAGCACAGGCTATGGAAGCTCACGCTAAGGCCGGTCTTGCAGGGGCTAAAGTACCTGTGGAAGCTGCACGTGCGAATAACATTCAAAGCGATGCTGACAAGAAAGACTTGGAGTATGTGAATAACCAAACCGGTGTCACTCATTCACGTGAGATCGACAAGGAAGTGGTTAAGCAACAAGGTCAGATTCGAGACAAGATGCTCCAACATGAGCATGAAGATCGTATGGCTAAATTGCGTCATAAATCAGATCTTTTGAAGCAACATGCACAAAACTCACTCGCATCGAGCAAAAAAGCAACGGTTAAACTTACTTAAGTACTTAAGTAAGTAAATTAAATTTGGTATGGCAGTTCAAAACGTATTATTGTTCTGCCAGTCCCCTAAGGATGGGGGACGATTTACACGGATGTAGATCATGAGCAAGCACAGTGAATTAACGGATTTAATTCGCAAGGGTGAATCCCAAGTAGCACTAGGGGAAGCCCTTGAGCGTTTACAACGTAATCAAGACTTCAAATTAGTTATGAGTCATTTGACTCAAACTCGTTTAGTCGAGTTGCATTCCAACCTAGCTAAACTACAAGTGGATTCAGGTGAGTACCGTTCAACGGTGCGTAACTTAGATGCGTTAAGCATCTTCCAATGTGAGTTAAGTTCTATCCATGAAGCTGCTGCCAATGCACGTGCCTCCGTCCGTGAAGCTCGTCTTATGCAAGACGAATTACACGAGGACTAACCCATGTCATTTGAGCAAGCGCAACTAGAGTACGATCAGCCTGATGCTGACGTTACTGCATTAAGCCAAGACTACAGTGATGAAGAACTTCTTGCCCTTGAAGCGGCAGGTACGCACTTAGAACCACAACCAGAAGCACAGCCAATCGAGCAATTACAGGAAGGCCAAGCACCTGAGCCGGAAGCTGAGATCGACCCAGAGCAACTCCCAGAGAGCAATGCAGACGTTGAAGATCCAGAACCGGATGTAGGGCAGCCTACTCCTGCAGTTGAACCCGAAGCTGCGCCAGTCGTGGAAGGTGCGACACCTACTGCACCAGAGGCAACTCCAACAGACGAGATTGACTACAAAGCTTTCTATGAGCAAGTTACTCGTCCATTCAAAGCTAATGGCCGTGAGTTACAGGTACGTGACCACAAAGACATTATCACTTTGATGCAACAAGGCGCGAACTACGATAAGAAGATGGCCGGGTTAAAACCTGCCATGCAAGTACATCGTACTTTGGAGAAGGCAGGCTTACTTGATGCTGAAACCATTGGCTACATGATCGACCTCCACGCGGGTAAACCGGAAGCCATTGCTCGTTTAGCTAAAGAACGCAACATCGACTTATTCAACCTTGCGCCTGAAACTGCTGAGAACTATGTCCCTCAATCACCATTGGTATCTGAACAAGAGTTAGAGATCACATCGGTATTGCAGGAACTTAACTCACAGCCTTCATTCCAAGAGACCTTTGACACCTTAGGTACTTGGGATGCTAAAAGCCAAGAGCAGATCTTACAAGCACCACGCATGATGCATTACTTCCAAGAACATAAAGAGCTTGGGATTTTTGACAACATCGTGAATGCAGTAGCTCAGGAACGTATGTTCGGTCGCCTACATGGAGTTAGCGATATTGATGCATACCGAATGATGGGTGATCGTTTATACGCTGAACCTCAGACTGCTCCGGCTCCTACACCTCAGGTTGTTGCCCCTGCAGTAGTTCCTACGCCTCAACCCGTAGCTGCTCCTGTACCTCAACCTGCTCCGGTTGCTGTAGCCCCTCAAACGGTTGCAACTAACCAGAAACGCGCTGCTGCGGCTGCTCCACGTAAGGCTACTGGAACACCTACTGCACCTGCGTATAACCCATTGACAGTAAGCGATGATGAACTTATGGAAATCGCTGCTCGTCACCACAACATCATGTAACAAGGAAGTTAAGACATGACTGAACAAGTTAAAGGCCATTTGTACGCGGACGGGAAATCTATTGGTGCTGATCAGCTCAATCCCCACTTGTATGAACGCAAAGCATTAATCGAAGCGCGTAAAGAGCAGTACTTCGGTCAGTTGGCATCTGTTAAAGCAATGCCTAAAAACCATGGTAAAGAGATTCGCTTGTACCACTACATCCCATTACTTGATGACGAAAACATCAATGACCAGGGTATTGATGCATCAGGTGCGAAGATCAAAAATGGTAACTTGTACGGTAGCTCTAAAGACATTGGTTCTATCCCAAGCAAAATGCCAGTACTCGGCGAAACTGGTGGCCGTGTAAACCGTGTCGGTGTATCGCGTAAAGAATTAAAAGGTACGTTTGAGAAATTCGGTTTCTTCGCTGAATACTCTGCAGACCTCTTAAACTTCGACTCTGACGCTGAATTGCTTATGCACATCAACCGTGAGTTGTTGAATGGTGCGATGGAAATCACCGAAGATGCATTGCAAATTGACTTGATCAACAACGCAGGTACATTGCGTTACTGTGGTCCAGCTCTTGAAGATGGCGACATGGGTGCATCTCCGCACGCTGCAGCTAAGTACGAATTGACGTACAAAGACTTGATGGGCTTATCTATTGATTTAGATAACAACCGTACCCCTAAGAAGACGACTATCATCAAAGGTACTCGTTTGATTGATACGGTAACGTTGCCATCTGCTCGTGTTGCTTACTGTGGTTCTGAAATGATTCCTACTTTGGAAATGATGAAAGACCTTCACGGCAATCCAGCTTGGGTGCCAACCCACAAGTACGCTGCAGGTACAACTTTACTTAACGGTGAACGTGGCCAGATCGGTGAGTTCCGTTTCGTAATCGTTCCTGAAATGATGAAGTTTGCTGGTGCTGGTGCTGCCGCTACTGATGCTGACTACCATGAAACTGACGGTAAATATGACGTATTCCCAGTCTTAGTCGTTGGCGATGAATCATTCACAACTATCGGTTTCCAAACTGACGGTAAGACAGTGAAGTTCCAGATCACTCACAAGAAGCCTGGTAAAGAGACGGCCGACAAAACCGATCCATACGGTGAAATGGGCTTCATCTCAATCAAGTGGTGGTATGGCTTCATGGTTCTCCGTGGTGAGCGTTTAGCATTACTTAAATCATTAGCTCGTATGTAATTACTTACTTAAGTAAGTATGTAAGCAAGTAAGTACAAGGTGACTTACTTGCCTCTACAACCTCCCTCATTATTCAAAAGGAATTGAATCATGTCTCAAGGACAAACACCTGAAAACGGTGAAGAAATCGTATACACCCAAGACGAACGCGCAACCCTCATTCAACAAGCAACGATGTTAGGTATTCAGTTTCACCCAAACATCGGTACGGATACTTTGCGTGAACGTGTACAAGCCAAGTTGAAAGAACACACTGCTGACTTAGCTGATGGTCACTTTGAAACTTCACAACCTGTAAAGACTTCCGATGAGCACGCTGCTCGTATGGCTTTACGTGATGAAGCAAACAAACTGATCCGTGTACGTGTCACTTGTATGGACCCAATGAAAAAGGAATTTCAGGGCGAGTACTACACCGTAGCGAACAGTGAAGTAGGTACTATCCGTAAGTATGTATTGTTCAATGAAGAATATCACTTACCAAACTTCATCGTTAAACAGTTACAGGCAAAGACATGTCAGATCTTCGTTACGAAGAAAAATGATCGTGGCGTTCCTGTTCGTACTGGTAAATCGATCAAAGCGTACAGCGTAGAGATCTTGCCTCAATTGACGAAGGATGAGCTTGCTGAATTGGCTGCTGATCAACGTGCACGTAAGGCGATTGACTAATGAATAAAGTTACTCCGGAACAAATCGAATCGGTCATTGCCAAAGAGGAATACTTCACGTTGCCGGACTCAACGGTAACTTTGTGCTCACTTACTCTGGTGAATGGCATTGTGATGGTGGGCAAGTCGGCTTGCGTTGACCCTGCAAACTATGATGCAGCTCTCGGTGAGAAGTATGCACGTGAAGATGCTATCCGTCAGATCTGGCCATTAGAAGGTTACTTACTTGCTGAGAAGTTATCTAAGCAACCTCGCACACCTAAGGGCCGCGTGGAGCTGGAACTTGAAGAAGTACGCGAACGCTTTGCAGGTTTACACACCTTCATCAGTAATGGCCAACCTACAGGTATGTCAGACATCCAGTGGGACTTATTACATGAACAACGCCAACACATGCGTGCTTATGTTCAGGTTCTCGAAACTCGCTTAGAGAATTGGGAGTAAGGCCGTGGAAGATGTGACCAAATCTCAGGAGTTGATGAAGCTCGACATTAAGGAACTGACAGAAGGTAAGGTAGGCGGTTCAGGTGTATTTGATGAGTTACTCACGGCGGTTCGGGAACATCTTACCGATGAGTTCAACAAGAACCGCATTCGTGGTGCTGACTACGCCAATGTATATCTTGGTGGCTTAAATGCAACACTTGCTCAAGCAACACTTTATGCGACAGCTCGTTACCGACTTCCATGGGAATTACGTCTCCTGGAAGCGCAGGTAAAACAGGTTGAAGCTGAAATCCGTAACTCTGCTTTACAGGGTGGTTTGATTAAGGCCCAGACAGATCAGATCTTGTTAGAGATGACAAAAACACCTCACGAGATTGAGATCCTGAAAGGTCAGATTAAGCAGCAAGAAGCTCAGACACTATTAGTCTCTAAGCAAACAGCCATTGCTGAATTTGAGTTAAGTCAGAAGCTCCCTAAAGAGTTGCTTATGCTGGATGCTCAAATGGAGCAGGTTAAAGCACAGACTGACAAAGTAGCATCTGAGAAAGATAACCTTACTGCTCAAACCAACCAAGTTGAAGCCAAGACTAAACAGGTCGCAGTTGAATCTAAACAGATTGAAGCTCAGACCAAATTAGTTGGTGCTCAGACTGATCAGCTTACAGCTAAGTTACCGCATGAACTTGTAATTCTACAGGGGCAAGGTAAACAGGCAGAGGCTCAAACTAAGTTGACGCTTAAGCAAGTGGAGCAAGCTACTGAGGAACTTAAAAAGATTCCAGTAGAGGTGACATTACTTGAAAACCAAGTTACGCATACAAAGTCACAAACGTCTTTGGTTGATGCTCAAAAAGAACAAGTCGAGTTAGCAAACAAGCAGGCACCTAAGCAGCTTGAATTACTATCTCAACAACTTCTACAGGCAGAAGCTCAGACACAAGTTACTGTGGCTGAAAAAGATCGTGTAGTGGCTGAGACTCGTAAATCTGGCCAAGAGGTTAAGAACCTTGAGAAACAGGGTAATCGCATTGAATCGGAAACTAAACAGACTGACGCTCAAACCAAGTTAATTGATTTGAATGCCACGAAGGTTCCACATGAGATTCAAGGGATCATTGCCCAAAACTCATTGATCGATGCTCAGGTAATCAAGCTTGGTAAAGACATTGCATTGCAAACACTTCAATTAGAAGTGAAACAGCAAGAGCTTGAGTTATCTCGTAAAGAATTATTACTCAAAGGTCAGCAGCTTGAATTGCTCAAGGCTCAGGTGGCAGGTCAACAGCATCAAACTGAGTTATATGCTCAGAAGGTAATTACTGAACAAGCCCAAACGCAAGGGAATGTGATTGGTAAAGGTTCAGTGTTGTTCTTCCAAAACGAGTTACTCAGTGCCCAGACTCAAGGTTTCTACCGAGATGCTGAGCAGAAAGTAGCGAAAATCTTAGTCGATACATGGTCGGTTCGCCGTAGTAACGATGATGGTGTCAAAGCAGATTCTACGAATCAGCTCTATGACCCAACAATTGGTGCAGTAATCAAGTCGTTACTCGCAGGTATCAAGATCACACCAGTTTAAACACTGGTTCACACAGAGGGCCGAAAGGCTCTCTTTTTATAAGTAGGTATGAGAGATGGAACTCCAACTGCAATTATTTAAATTAGCTCAAGGCGAGCTTTACCGTTTACGTGAACAAATCAAAGCCGGCCGTCCAGAGGGTATGAGTGATGACCTTTGGGTAACATTGAAGATGGAACGTCTACAACTCACTGTATATGTACGCACATTGAAACGCCGTTTAGATCTTATCGAGCTTGAAGCGGAGTAAGCCATGGGACTTTTTGGCTCAAGCAAGAAAACACATGTTTATACATCGGTTGCCCGGATGGTTGAGGACAAAGATATTCGTGTCTCATCACAGACTGCAGTAGTTGAACATGTTCTTAATTCAACGCTACAGATTGAATCTGATGTGGTGCAGATGTCCTTGACTGACCATATCCGTGCTGCAGCTATGAACTCTTTGCCTGCCAAAATGGACAAGTTCTACCGTTGGGCCAAGAGTGGTCAGTATCACTATGGCTTACCAAAATCCTCAGTTGTTCATGCTAATTCAAAGTTACTGACTACTGAGGTTCAGGCAATTTTGGAAGGGGAGTTAGGTACTACTGTAGTAATGGATTACGTGCAGTTAGGGGAACCCAACTACTACCATTTCGCCTGGAAGATTTTAATTGATAAGTTCCAGTACAGCCCGGAAACCAATGAGTTGAGATCTATCTCGCCGTGGCACAAATCATCTTGTTTCTTGAAGGATCTGCAGATCTTCTATACCGAAGATACGATCTCTCGCGTGACGGATACCCGCTACTTTGAACAATGGGGTATTGCTGCTACTGCCGGAGCGACTCCAAGCCGTTTGGCTAATCCTGAGGCCGAGCATACAACGTATGCGGTGGATGCGAAAGCCGATAAGGATTACGCCAAAGTAACGTATGAGTACAAGGATTCAAAAGGGAACATCACTACTGACACTCAAATCATCACCTTTGAACAGTACATCAATTCAGGTGATGAAAATGCTATGGAGGGCATGGAGAGTGAAACTACAGCTTATGCACCTGATCCAGTTATTAACGAATCAGATTATGTTATGGGATGCGGGGTATACACCAAAGCAGGCAAAGAGACTCGCTATTACTTTACTTATGTTTTTGGTAGCGGTGGTTATCTTAGTTTGGACCGCATCCTTGAATCTCACGAAGACACTGGCCAGTTCTACCCAAGGCTTTATGCTCGGTTAAATAATCAAAACTTGGCTGATTCTCGGCTTAAGGAAACTGATGCATTTAAATCAAGTAAGTCTGCTGGCCGTAAGATGGACTTGGAATGGCAGGGGTGGGTTGATCAAATCCATGAAGCAGTAGAGAACACGAAGAATATTCGGCAGTGTTTCTTAATGCTGGGATTACCTGCTAATACCAAAGATCAGTTAACACTTAAGTATTTGTTTAAGTACTTTCACCGTCTCTATTCAGGTTCGGAACAACCTCGTATCTCGCGGGGTAGTGACTCTTTTAAACAGGAGTTTGCCACTTATGCCGTGAAAGGTGGTTCATCTATCGTTATCGAAGATGAGGCGTTTAGACAGGTACTTAGTTACAGCTCAATTGGTCTCAGAGACATTCGAGGCTCTATTGGTGCAGTTGGTACATACAAACTCGAAAGAGGGCGTGTGCGCGATAACAGGGGCATCATGCGCCTATTGTCAGTGGATTACCATGCCTATCAGTTCCAGATTACTGAGACTACATACCGAGAAGTTAGGGTATATGGCTTGTCATTTACAGAGCAGGTATCCGGTGGCCACTCGACAGTTTCTAAAGGTGATAGTGAGAATCTCCTAATTCCCTTAGACCGGTCTATGCGTAATGAGTTTAGTACCCGAGAACGTGAATCCATTTATGCCAAGAGTCTGCATATCGTATTTAACACACTGCAAGTTGTTAAGAAGAAATGGTATGCGACCGGATTATTTAAGGTAGTGATGTTCATTGTCGCCGTGGTCTTGTCAGTGTTTACAGGGGGGCAATCAATCACTCTCTACACTGTAGCTATGGCTGCAGTGCAAGCAGTTGTTATCGGAATTGCCTTATCCGCCTTGGCCAAACTTGCCGTGAAGATTGGTATTAACGTGAAGATTGTCGCTGTAGTGGCGGTCATTGCAATGGCATACGGCGGATACTTGAATTTAAGCAATACCACGGGGATGTTCAATGTCACAGCGAGTACGATGCTTCAAGCCAGTAATGCCGCATTTAACTTCTCCGCTAAGGTAGGGCAATACGAGATTAAAGAGATTGCCAAAGATCAGCTTGAGTTTGAGAACTCAGTTAAAGACAAGGAAGAAGCACTCAAACAGGCACAGGAACTTTTAGGTAAAGGGCCGATGGTTGATGGCACTTTCTTTCTGGATCAGGCACCTCCGAGCAGTATGCCTTATCTAAATTTATATCAGACACCCAATGAGTACTATACTCGCACCGTCCACTCTGGAAATGCGGCTGTAATCTCTTTGGATATGATCGCTTCCTATGTGGAGCAAGCTCTCACTCCTCCGAGTGCGAGTAAGACATTGGAATTTTTACAAGGAATGTAGAAATGAATTTACGAGACAAATGGAACGAGTTTAACGGCACAAACGATATGTGGCGTTCTCAAAATGGTTTCATGAATCAGAACCAATGGATGCCTCAATTAACCCCTCAGTACACGGAAGGTTACTCACCTTTCGGTACAAGTGTTATGGGCAATCAATTGTTTGGTGATGGAACTGCAATGCCTGCAGCTAATCAGGTCTATGGTTCACAGTTTATGCCAGGTGCAGGCGAACCTACAGGCTTAGCAAGTGCTTGGAGTAAATTCCAAGACTCAAGCCTTAAAGATCAAGCCAGTGCAATTGGTGCAACGGTTGGTGCTTTGGCCAATGGCTATCAGGCTTACAACTCTGTGAAGACTGCAAAAGGTCAATTGGCGTTTGCTAAAGATTCTTGGAACAAGAACTTTGAAGCACAGCGCAAGACAACTAATGCATCTCTTGCAGACCGTCAGGCGGCACGTGTCGCAAGTAACCCAAATGGTTATCAGTCAGTAGATAGCTACATGAAGAAGTATGGAATTTAATTATGTCAGTTCGTTGGAATCAGCTTCAAGGCCCAGATTTCCGGTCTGGTAATGCCTTACTTCAACAGGGTCAACATCTCATGAATCAAGCGATTCAGGGGGCAACTCAGGGCGCAGTGAACTTCGCTGCAGCCCAAGAGAAGCAAAATACGGGGAAGCTCTTGGATTACATCCATTCAGCCCGTGACCCACAACAATTCCAGTCTGCAGAGTTTCAGGGTGGTTTAGCCAATCTACGTGAACAATTTGGGAGAAACTACGATGCAGATACTATTCGCAGTTCTATGGATGGTCGTCTCGGGAAATTACAAGCCGATGCGTTAGGGGCACAGAAATACTCGGACACGATGAGTTCTGTAGCGGATCGGCCTTTACTTGCCCAATACATCACAGCAATGCAGAACGGGGACGTTGCCGGAGCACAGGCATTACAAAGCCAGTTCCAGAACTTCACACCTGAGGCCATGCAGCAAGGTATGCAGATGCGTAAGATGCAGCATGGTATGGACTTACAGAATGCGGAGCTTAGTCTTAACCAAGATCGTAACAATTTAGGTTGGGCTAAGTTTGATTATCAAAAGGAACAGGATGCAGTTGATAATCGTCTTAAAGCTTATAAGGTCTATGGTGAAGGTTCTGGGGATCGCTATGAACTTGGTGCTGATGGTTCAGTGTTACAAACACATAACCAGTTAGGCAAGTTTGCCCCATTGATCGCTGAGGCTGCAGATAAGCACGGCGTTCCAACAAACCTTTTGGCAGGTCTGGTAATGCAGGAGTCTGCAGGCAATCCTAATGCACGTTCTAAAGCCGGCGCACAAGGGCTAACTCAGCTCATGCCTGGTACTGCAGGTGATTTAGGTGTGACTAACCCATGGGACCCGCAGCAGAACATTAACGGCGGTGCACGTTACTTAGGGCAAATGATCAAGAAGTACGGCAACCTTGAGCAAGCATTAATGGCTTACAACTGGGGGCCTGGCAACATGGACTCATACCTTAAAACCGGTAAGGGTGCTAAAGGTCAGGCAATGCCTAAGGAAACTCGTGAATATGCTTCATCATTACTCAAGAAGGCTGCGGGATTTAATCAGGGCAATCCGGGTGCTTTAAAAACCAAAGCTGACCGTGACTATATGGTGGCAACTAACACCGATAAGTGGAAAAGTGATCTTAAAAGCTGGGAAGCTGATGTGAAAGCTTTGCCTCATAATCGTGGCTCGAAGCTCCACAGCCTGAACGAGTTCAAAGCAACGCACAAAAAGGGGAATGATCTCCTTAAAGGTTTGTCAGATGTACCTGAGTTTAAGAACCTTACACATGCTCAACAAGTGAGCCTAGCTGACAATGTTGGTAAATACTACGATAGTGTCCAAAAGGGTAATAAGTGGTATGAGCGTAAGGATAATCCAATCACCTTTGCACGCGACTATGCTCAAAATGTGATGAAGACTCAAAAGACCTATGATCTGGCAATTCCACACACCCAAAACAAGATTCTTGAACTAAAGCGTAATAATGCTTTGGTAACTGAAAAGAATCGTAAATAGATTTACTTACTTACTTAAGTAAGTATAATTAAACCCAAGAAAGGCAATGCGTAGCAGTACCATTGCCTTTTTCCATTTTAGAGGAGACATAGACATGGAACGTCTAGTAGCTAACCCTTTCATGGAGAAAGAGGAAAAAGTAGCGGCAGCTACAGCATCAAAAGTGGTACGTCAGGGTAACTTCGGTATCACTGGCAACCCACTACATAACCGTATTGATTCAGCCCGACAATCACTACAACGCTTCGATTCATTCCTTGAAGCAGACCGCAAGAAGCGCGAACAAGAAGCCAATTACACCACTCCAAGCGATAACCTACGCAGATCCAGCCTTACTGAGCGTGCCCCTTCGATTGCACGTGTGTACGGCTCTCAGGCATGGGCAACAGTTAAGAAGGGTGTAGCGCAAGCTGCTGGTGGTCTAAGTGCAGGGTGGGCCGATCAGGAACGCATGAACATCCCGCGTGATGTGCAGGATGCCTACAATCGTTATAAGCAAACTGGTTTAGCAACTAACCCAGAGGATGTGAAGTTACTTCATAGTCCGGCTTATCGTCAGTTCCAGATGGGTAATATTCAAGGTGAGAAGAAACCAATTGAAGGTAAGACTTTCCTTGAACAGCTTGAAGGTGCTGCAGCTTATGACAAAGAGGCTCAACGCCGTGTAGGTGATATGCGTAATGGCATTCCTGACATGTTTGATTCTCATAAGCGCGTCAATCCGTTACTACAGGATGAGCGTGCTCAGGCTATGCAGCGTAACCGTGACAAGTACAACATCGGTGAACAACGTGCAAAGGCAGACGCATTAGAAGCTCAAGGCGAAACAGGCAAAGCTAAGGTTGTACGTGCGCTGGCAAACTTCCAGCAATTAGCACAGGATACTATTGTTGCGGCACAACATCCGACAGCTTTAGGTCAAGACTTGGCAGCTATCGCACCATACGCAGTAACGGGTATGGCTGGTGCTACTGCAGGTGCAGGGTTACAAACTCAGGAAGATCATATCAACTCGAAGAAGCAGTACACGGAACGTACTGGTATTGCTATTCCTTCTGAGCTAGATGCAGCCAAAATGAAGGGTATGGCCGGTCTCAATTTTGCAGCAAACTTTGCTGAAAACATGGTAGTAGGTAATGCCCTCAAAGGTGGCGTTACTAACATGGGTAAAGCCTATGCTGCCAATGCTGCTGCAGGGTACACGCAGTCTAAGATTCAGACCGGTGCAGGTGCTTTACACTTTACCAATGAGACCGATCAAGAAGCGATTGAAGCTGCAGCACTTGGCGGTGCTTTGGCGGGTGGTATTGCTGCACCTCATGCGACTTTACAGGCTGCAGGTAAAGCGGCTGATGTTGTAAAGGAAAAAGCATTTAAGGATGTTCGTGAGCAGTCAGCTCAACAACGTGCAACTTTTGAGGAGAATATTGACCCTACATCTACAAACTTCAACCCAAGTGAAGCCATTAACAAACAGACCCAGATTTTTGGCAATAAGGACGCATCTAAAGATGATTTAGATTTGGCACGTACAAATGCTAAGGATGCATTGCAAGCGGCTCATGACCGCTATGATGCGTTAGAGCGTAATCAACAATCTATCTCTGAGCGTTTAGAGGATGTTAACCAGTATCGACAAGAACTGGCTGACACCGAAGCAGCTTTACAAGCTGACCCAAATAACGCTGCACTGTCAGAGTTCTACGATGGCTTGCAGGACTATATCAAAGAAGCAGAAGCCCAGCTCACTCCTGAATACCTTCAAAGTGCGTCAGACGCGCTGAAAGCAGCGTCTAAGCATAAGGACGATGCAATTGCAGCGTATGAGGCATTCAATGGCTTAAACGAAGTTAAGACCGACACTAAACAGTCTGCAGATGTGACAACTAAGCATACTGAAACCTTGACCAACGAGAAGGCATCTGACGCTGAAAAAGCCAAAGCTGCTGAGCATGTCACCAACTATCCAATGATGTATAAGCCTGAGGATCTCCTACAGATTGCCGATGACTTATCTAATCATTTAACAGATGCTCAACGTACAACATTGCGTGAACTTTCAGATCTTCGTGTACAAGAGCACATGACTAAAGGGCTTGATGGTGTATCTGCAGACATCAAGAAAGGAAGTCAAAACTATAAGAGTCTTGAGAGTTACTTTGTTGATCGTGATCGTGCAATCCGTTTAAAGGATGATTCACGCTTACGCCAGTTAAGTGATCAGTTCGACCGCTTACAGGCAAGCTTTGAGGTTAAGGATCGCCTTGCAAGCAAATTGTTCGACCGTTCAAAGGAGACGGGGGGCAAGTACCAGGTAATCCGTACCGAAGCCGGGACATGGAAAATCAATACTGGTAAGTTGATGTCTGAGGCAGCAATCACTAAAAACGGTGGTTTCACAATCCATAAAGGTTCTGAGAAACTGGTTAACAGCATTAAGACTGATGCGGCGAATGTAAGTAAGGCACATGGCTTATTCCAGAAGCTAGACTCTGCAGACTTCCGTTCAGTTGTCAAATCTGAGATTAAAGCTGAGACCGGTTCAACTTTACCTAAACAACCTGAACCGGTCTCAGTTCCTACGCCGTTGGCAGTGCCAAAAGGGGAAGCTGTGGTCCCGAACTTGAAGGATGTAACTCCGGAAGTTCGTAAGGCGGAACGTGGTAAAGCATTTGAATCTCGTGATCTGGTTAAAGCTCACCTTAAGCAAAAAGTATCTCAAGATGGAACGAATCCTTTAATTGATATTCCTGACTTCCGTAGTGCCTATGACAAGGCTGAGGACAAACGTGCGTTCATTGATAGTCAAGTTAAGAAGCCTTTGAGTGATAAACAACACACTCAGGTACAACACTTTAATGAGTTCACCAAAGGTTACGATTCAGCCCTAACCAAGTTGTTCACGCCTAAGACCGGTGATAAGGCAAAGTACAACTATCAGGATATGGCTCAGTTCTTGGCAGCAGACGGTAAGTTACCTGAAAACACACGCACTGCTTTGGCTGTAGGCGCGTATCAGTGGCTTATTGAGAATGGCGCAACCACTCGTACCACTGATGCTGATATTGCCCGTTTACTGCATGTAGACGCTGAGGATGCTATCCCTACTCAAGTGCGTAAGATGCTCGATGGTGTAGGTACGCCATACCGTACGGTTATTCAATCTCTTGGCCAACGTGCAGCACAGGCTTTACAGCTTAAAAGCGATAAAGATTCTGACCCTAATTATTTAGGCAAGATGGAAGCCTCGTTAGGTGCATTGGCCTTACATACACTGGTTGATATGGGTTTAGTAAAAGAGACAGCTATCAAGTCTACTGACTTTGAACGTGCTAAATCTCAGGTGACTGGTAAAGCTCCGGAAGCCGTTGAAAATGCTCTTGAGACACACACTTTCATTGCCCCAAACCATGAGTCAAAAGGCGGGGAGATTGTACGCAATGCCCACATCGAGCAGATCTTGGAGCACAACAAAGGCACTCAGGGCATCCTAAGTGACATCTTTAGTACTGATAATGGTTTAGTGGCTCCGGCACTTGAGAAGCCGACAGCATTCACACAAACCACTATTAAGAATAGTAAGACTGAAATCCCTGAGTACACACGTCAGGCGTTGGAGAAAGCTCAACAACACCCGTATCGAGTACGTCCAGAGATGGTTCGTTTGTATCAAGGGCTTTACAACCATGCACCGGAATCCCTTAAAAAGATTCTGGGTATTGATGACTCTAAGGCCAATATCGACAAGTTCCATATTACCCAACGTGAGAACATGAAAGCCAAGTTCGCTAATGAGTGGACAAGCTTGGAGCGTGGTCTTGATTTCATTAATGGTTTAGAGGTTAAAGATGGCGAGTTCCAACCGATCTACTTTGAACCGGTAGTATGGGCAAACCAACGTGTAGGCTTCAAATCAAACTTATTCAACATCCAGACTTCTCAGATTCATCGTTCATTGGCTGGTATGGCTGCTCACGAAACCAAGTTCACAAAAGGTATGTCTGCACTTGAAGATGGGAAGGCTACAGTTTATGGCCAGTTCCTTCGTGCGGTCGCTGCAGGTGCGGAAGATGTGAAAGGTACACTTGTATTCCCTGAGGGCTACAAAGGTGGCAAGACCGTAGATAAAGCCCCAAGTGAAGTATTCCTTCCAGTATTCCAAGCATATTTAAATACTGCTCCGGTACGTGAAAGCATTGCAGCAATGCAACGTGTTCAGGCTGATGTAGATGTGCTTAAGATTCCAAACCCTAAGGATGTTGACTTGGTTGCAAAGCAAGTAGCTGAGATGGGAATGGGTCCGCATTCTGCATTGGCATTAAGTGAGTTGGCTCGCTTCATGGGTACAAAAGATGGTGCCGAGTTCTCTACTCATCTGGGTATGGAAAGTGATGGTGTAACCAATGGCCCGGCAATCTCTAACTTGTTGTCAGGTACTTTGACTGCTGAATTGGCTATGCAGTTCGGTATGATTCCGAAGTCTGAAAACCAAGACATTAAGAACTACTTTGATGTTAAGACATCAGGCAAGGCTGACTATTACGAAGGCATTGGCCAGCTTCAAAAAGAGTTCATTGATCAGCTTAACCAGAATGAGTTCAGCAAGCATCGTGACGTTACTGCAGCAATGGATACCCTTGCAGGTCAGTTTGGTACACGTAATTCAGCCAAGAAGATTGCAACGCCGTTCAACTACTCTGCAGGTTTCCCGTCTCTCAAAGCAGCAATTGCACGTGAGATGATTAAGGACATGTACAGTAACTTTGCCAAGACCGCAGAGGAAGCAAACTCTACTGACTCTGTTAAGGCTGCAAGTGCACAGCTCCGTGCCAACACTATGATTGATGCGATCAATACAGCGATTCGCTATAACAATACAATGAAGGGCACCAAAAAGGTCAGTGAGATTCGTACAAAGGTTGGTAATGCAGACGGTATCGTAGATGCTAAGCGCATGGCTGAATATGTACTGACTGCAGACCAAGTACGTGCACTGACAAAGGTGAGTGAAGTAACACACGGCGAAGCTTCCGAGCGTGCAATTAAGAAAGCTGCAGATGCATACATCAAGACCCGTGACTTGAACATTAAGATGCATAATGCAGCTTATGGTCTGTACAAGATCACACATGATGCATTGGTTCGTCAGGCTGAGAGTGCAGGTGCTAAAGACGGTACTTTGGCTTCAACTAAGTCTAAAACTCAGGATGGTAATGCCTATACCTTGTTGGAAGGTGTATCGCAGAATACCTTGGATAAAATCCAAAAATCACTTAAGCCGTATGCACCGGTGATCGTTTCTGCCATGGGCAACAAGTCTTCTAACAAGATTGAGTCTGGCCTATTCCTTTCTGATATGAACACTCAGTTCTCACGGGACAGTAAGAATCAGGTTAAGTCACTTGTGTCCCCTCAAAATGGTAAGACTAAAACCAAGACCTATAACACAGGCGTATTGGAACGTGTTGAGACAAATCCGGGTGTACGTGGCAGTGCTATGTATGTGCAAGGCTCTGATAGTTACAACTCGGTAGGTACGGTTTCTAAGATCCCTACAACCAACTTGCATGATGCAAACATCGGTGCTGCAGATAAGATGCATGAGGTTGGTAAGATTCAAAACCAAGAGTTCTTTGATCTGGCAGTAGGTTATCGCTCCCAAGTTGAAAACTTCATGGCTTTGGTTCGCCCACTACAAGGCATGGTAGCTCTTAAAGATAAGACTCAATTCACGAAGGCTGAGTGGAATGATGTGAAGGCCACTTTTAATGGATTACGTCAGGCACTCGTTGATTCCGACATCATCAGTGAAGGTGATGTAAATCGTATGGATGCAGGCCAAGTACTCGCAGCAATGGCCAACGCCGTGTTTGCAAGTGAAGTTCGTAAAATTGAATCATTGCAGGGCATGTACAGTATTCACCAGTACGGTGCCGAAGGCGGTGAAGTAGTTCTCACAGACAAACACCATGCACAGTTAAAGGCTGAGCTTAAATCACTTGAACATGATCGGGCTGCTATGGCTGCAGACATGCATAAGCTTGCTGCAAAGTTACGTGAGGCAATGACAACTGAGTCTCGTAAAGACGTAGCTGAATCGATTAAAGATAAGTCTGCAGATGGCTCGGCCAATTTTGAGGATTTGGTTTCTATCAAGGATAACCGTACAGATCTTCAAAAGGGATTGGATGAGTACCAGGGCAAAGAAGTTCCATTGGATAAAGTGCTTGATCTGGTACGTGCAGAGGTTAAAGGCAACCATGTTCAAGAGCTATTATTCAAGACACTTGAAAAGGTTATCCCTAAAGACCTGAAAGTTGAGTATTCAACTGATTCATGGAAAGGGGAGAAAGGTGCAGCAGGCTGGTACAACCCAAAAGCTCACAAAATCACTGTACGCGCATTGGGTGATAAATATGCCAATGTTACTCCGGAGCTTTTCCTCCATGAGTTCATTCATGCCGCAACCGTTGGTGTCACGACTAATGCTGCAAAACACGGCGAAGTTGCTGATGCAATCAACCGTATCGAGTCTCTCAGAAGTGAAGTGGCCAAACAGTTACCAGATCAATTCAGCGAAGCTCTTAAGAGTAAAGAGGAGTTCCTTGCTTGGGGCTTAACAAACCCTAAATTCCAAGATGCTTTAAAGACAATCATTGTACCTAAGGGTGATCGTTCACGTACTGGTTTAGCGTCAGCGTTTAAAGTGTTCGTAACCAATGTTATGAAAGCACTATTCTCAGGTGAGAAACGTAAGCCAAATGCGCGTGAAATCTCAGCAATGGAAGCTCTGATCATTGATGCTGCAGACGTAATGCAGTACACCGAGCAATCGAGCAATGTGAAGAATGAAAACTTAGAACTTCCATTCAACATGATCCCGAACACCAATGCCACACTTGAGAAAATGCGTACTGCAAAGGCAAGTGATGTAATGGGTGCGTTTGATGGCTCTCAGTTATCTAACGAGTTCAATACCCACTTACAGGGTGTGATGGAAAAGTCTATCGACCGTTTATTCGATTCAATTGGTCGTGACCACTTACAAGACACTTTAGCGAAGCCAGTGGACTACAACCCAAGCGATATTGCTTCATTGTATGGTTTAACTGACCGCGAGGGTTATGTCGCAGAAGTGGTCGCTACAGTGGTTGATAGCATTCAGAACTCAGGACAACATACACCTGTGCTTAAACAGATGCATCAAGCATATCAGGATGCGCGTCAGAAGCTCTCTGCGGAAGATTTCCATGCAGGTGAATGGAACACAGCGACAAAGGCTGAGAAAGCCTTAGCACAGCGTAAATACGACCGTGTATTTAATCCTAAAGCAGCAGGGGATAAGAGTTCGTATCTGGCGACCTTCTTGGCATTGGCTGTAGGTAGCGAGAAGTTCAGTGCAAAATTAGACTTCACTACAGAACGTCAGGTGAAGGGTGAGCGTAGTTTGTTTGAACGTGCGGTAGACCTATTCAACTTTGCAATTGATTGGGTAATGAATCGTCTCGCAGGTGTACACCACACAGATAAGGTAAATGCAAAGACCACAGCTCTTTTAAATAGATTGGTTTCGTTGGACATCAGTAAGCGTCAACAAGCAGTTTCACGTTTTGACCGTGCATGGGAGACTTCTTTTGATGCTTTGGCAAAGGGTGGAAAACTTGGGGCTAAAGCGGTTGCAAGCGTTGCCAAAGCAACAGGTATGGAAAAGAGCCGTTACGCACCTATCCGTGTATTAGGCAAACTTGCCAATACTGCAGCACGTGATTCGGTCGATCAGTTACCTCAGGTAGCAAAGGACTTCCGAGATCACAACTTCCCTAATCAACGTTTTGGGGAAATGTCTGAGCTTATGAATGAAATGACCAGCCCAAGTCAGTTCAAGCAGGTTATGGAAGGTATGCTCCGGGAAACAGTATCGATTCAAACAGAGCGTAAAAACTGGATTGATAACACCAAGAAGATGGTACTTAACGGCTTTACAGACAACGGGGCAAACTTAACCAAGGAGCAGCATACAGCCGTAACTTATAGCTTACTCCGTACTGATGTTCGGTCGCTTCTTGATGGGCGTAAGTACTCGGATGTAACTAAGTTGATCACTGACGATAAAGCTCGGAGCTATGAAGCTCGTAAGCTAATCCGTGAGATTGAAAGTCTTGAGCCGAACATGGCCAATGATATGATCAACCGCACAAAAGATCTTGCTTGGTATATGGTCTCAGGTAAGTCTAGTGATGGCCTTGCTAAGAATGCCCAAGCTATTGCATCTGGTTTTGGTGGTCAGATTACGAAAGCAAGTGTTGAAGCCATTGACTCTAAGATTGTTAAGGCAGTTGACCAGCTCGCTACATTGTTTGCACTGGATTACACCAGTAAAGAGAATTTGGCTATTACTAAGGAGTTACTACAGTCTGAGTCTGCAGGTATTGAAGGATTGATTAAGATGCATGGTTTTGCTGCAAAAGACTCACAAGGGTTATTTGCAGACAACTCTACATCAATGGTCAAAGGGTATTTACCTGAGATTACACATACTTACCGTGAGGCTCGTCAAGCGCATGTCTCAATGACTAAGGAATTAGAGAAAGAAGGATGGGTAAGAGTTGGTGAGTTAGAGCGTGACCCATTAGATACTTATGGTACAGATCAAGCACTCTTTGTTTTGAAGGATGGGGGAGAGCAACGTATCGTGTCAGGGGCAATGACTTTCGATAATACACATCGTAAAGGTTCAGTTGTTTCAGATGGTCGCTCAGGCACTATTACAGCAGAGTATAAGAATGCCTTGAAAGACCGCGTGAATGCACGTGCTAATACGCCACATCGTTTGTATGACCCGCGTACTGCAAAAGGTGGTCGTATGACTCCGGTTTACGACACTAAAGGCCAGATCACAAATTTCACTTATGAAATGAACAATGCAAACCGTGACGAACTACTTGTCCGTAACAACAACTTTGCAGATCTGCTTGGTGCATACGTTGGTAACAATGTAAGTACGGCCCCAACTACGAAGCAGAACAAGGACATTGCTAATGCGATGTTTGATGACTATGAAGCTAACTTTGCCAAAAACCCTAAATCTTATGTAGCTATCGGGCCTAACGTTCGTGACCCTCATTTGGCTGAGGTATGGCGGATGATGCCTTACGAAATTAAACAAGAGGTTGAGCGTTTGTGGGGTAAAGATAATCCAATGATGGTTCGCAATGACATTGTGAACATGGCTTTCGGATTCAAGAAGTACAGTATTGGGGAGATCTTCGATAAAGCTTCTGGGGAACGAAACTTCATGGAGAAGTTCTTTGCAACCACTATGAATGCTGTTTTCAATGATAAAGCTCAATTACGTGCTTATCAGGGGGAACGTGCTGTACAAGAAACTATCCGGTTAATTAAAGATGCCGTTGTAATTCGTACAATGTCGGTGATGTGGGGCAACATCAAGGCTAATGCTTTGTTGCACTTGGCCTATGGCGTAAACCCCTTAAATATTGCAAAAGACACGTCAACCGCTTTACGTGCAGGACTGTCCTACCGTAAACAACGTGCTTTACTAATCCAAGCCGAAGTCATGTTGAGATCTGAAACTAAAGATCGTGCAAAATGGGAAAATCAACTCGTTACTGCACAAGATGCCTTAGCTCGTAACCCACTACGTGAGTTCATTGAAGCAGGCATGATGCCAAGTATTGTAGAAGATATTGCCATGAACGAAGCCAATTACAGTTATCAAACTGAGATCGGTGAGAAGTTAGATGGGCACATCAATAAAGTACCTAAGTCTGTCCGTACTGCAGGTAAATGGTTGGCCGTATCACCAGATACACCACTCTATAAATTCCTGGCAGGTACTACACAGTACTCAGACTTTACGGCTAAGTACGTTCTGTATAAGCACAACATCTCTCGTAAGAAAGATCCTATGTCTCATGCAGATGCACTACAGGCAGCATCGGATGCATTCATTAACTACGACATCCCGACTTCTCGTTCGTTGCAGTATATGAATGATGTTGGTTTGCTGATGTTCACAAAGTTCCTGTTACGCTTCCAACGAGTATTGTTCTCGTTGATGCAGAAACAACCTGCAATGGTGCTTGCACAACACTATGCAACTGAATGGTTGACCAATACGCCTGGCGTACTTGAACCTTCAGTGATGAATCGGATTGGCGGCAATCCGCTACGTCCGAGTGTGCTGCAAGCTCCGGATGCGGTAACTGACATTGTGACACTTAAAACACTGTTTTAATAAGCAAGGGAGCATTAGCTCCCTTCTTTTTTCTTACTTGTAGCCACTATGCATTGCCATAGTAGCCATCCAACAAATAAGAGTATTATTAATACAGCAATAGTCCTAAGTGCAGTCAGTGTGACATAGAGTATGCCGAGGACACAGAGGATGAAGAAAATCCAAAGTGTCGTGTGCATTAGTCGTCAAAGATACCTTTAGTCGTTACTTTAGTTTCAGCTTCACTTGTTAGTGTAGCAGATGCTTTTTGTGCAGGTACTTCATCAGCAAATAAGGCAGTAGTGTCTATAGCCGGTTTAGGCTTAACTTCTGATTCGGCATCATCATCATCTGCAAATACAGATGAAGGGTTCGGTTTCACTTCAACTGGTTTGGCTTTCACAACAGGTTCATCGTCAAAGATTCCTTTTACCGATGTTGGGCCGTCATCTGGGCTTGGTTCATCTTCCTGTGGGCCTTCATCATCATCTAACTCGTCAGAGTGATGCAGTGCTTCTTCTACCACTTTGTTTGCCGCTTCCTCTGCACGCTGTTTAGCTGCAGCTTCTTCGGCCATTTTCTTGCGATACGCGGCTACCACTTCATCAGGTACTTGAGTCGATTCCTCGGTAGGAGGTGTTTCAGCCGACTTTACTTCTTGCTCCTTTGGGGGAGGTGTATCCTTCTTGGCTCGGGATGGGCGAGTCCGTGGGGTACTGGCTTGTACGGCTGGGGCTGTATTGGTGTCTACCAGAATTTCCAACTCGTCTGGCAGTCCTTTTGTATCGACCAGATCTGCTTCGGTAATAGGGAAGCCATTCTTGGTGACGTACTCAGTAATAGCAGCCGTGATGTCGGCAAAAGTTAGAGTGATCTTGGCACGTGTTTGAATTTGCATTGTTTAATCCTTTAAGAATTTGGTTTGATTTCAGAATTAAGTAAACGCTTTGCAAAGCCCGGGAAGATTTACTTAAGTTTGAAAACAAATAGCCCCGAAGGGCTATCAGTTAAAGTACAAGGCGTGACTTGGCTGCATGAAGTGCAATGACAGCATCAGCAATATGCTCTGCATCACTCATATTCACTAGCATTTCGCCGTGTCGCTTGTATCGAGGTAGGGGTACATCTGGGTGGTGTTCTTGCACCCATTGAATCACTTCTTTTTTCGTGATGTTTAAAGCTGCATTCGACTTGGCATCCTTCTTACCGGTGATCACCGCTTTACCCTCAAGAGGTGTGGTAATAACTGTACGAAGACCTGCTACTTGCAGGCAGGCAATTAAGCCAATGACAATGCCGTATGCTTTCATTGCTGCAGCGTTCTGACTACCCACAGGGCACTCAATGGCTACAACATCAGCTTTCTTGGCAAAAGGATAAACTGCTTCAAAAAGTGTTTTGGCATCGTGAATGTCTAAGAGGTTTTGCCGTTGCTTAGATTCAGTATTCTCGGTTGTGGCTAACAGAGATTCTCCGAGATGAAGCTCACCGGTCTCAGTGTCATAACCGCCACGAACCATGCCCCAATTTCTTAGGGCAGGGTCCATGCCAACTACTTTGAGTATGGCCATTACTCAGGAGCAGTTTCGTTAGTTGCTTCGTCTGGCACCAGTGTTGGTGCACGTACTACAGGTGGTTCTTGACCTGGAACGATTGGATTGCCTTCGGCATCAACTGGGAAGAAATCGAACGGGAGCTTATCAAAGAGTGTAGCGGCAACTTTTAAGCCTTCCATAAATGCTGCACGTTCTGCACCAACAAGGATTTGTTCCACACCTGTTTTGTTGTCAGTCACCATTAACTGCTCATGTTCTGGGAAGTTAATCAGTTGCTCTAACTGTTGATGTTTAGTAAAGAACCAATCACCTGTGATAGCTGCGAAGTGTTCTAAAGAAGTGATCTGTACTACACGTTGTTTAGGTGCTTGAGTTTGTTGTTCCATGGTTTCTGTCCAAAAATTGAGTAATAGAAAAGGGCACTCGTAGGTGCCCTAAATGGTGAAGGGGATTAGTCGTCAAATAAGCCTGAGGTTGCAGCTTTAGGTTTAGCAGGTGCACCAGCTTTACCAGCAGCAGCGCCTTTAGGTTTTTTACCTTTGGTACGGTCTTTGACTTCGCCGTCCCAACGACCTTTCCACACATCAATGAATGCTGCTTCTTCGGCTTTAGCACGAATTTCGGCAGTAGTTTTGTTGTCAGAAGCACGGAACACTTTGTCTACGTTGTTTTCTTCACGAGTTTCCTCTGTGTCAACGTATTTGCCATCAACCTTCTCTTGTTTGAAGACTTTTTGTTGGATAATTGCCAACTTCACTTCTTTATCAAGCAGGTCTACCAGTACATCTACCTTAGTAGGGACTTCTTGTTTGGCATCTTTGTTGTACACTTTCACCATCTTAGATTCAGTGTCCATTTCAGAGAGTGCACGTTTAGCGGCTAAGCAGCAGATTGCATCCATGTGTAAGAAGCCTGCAAGGTACTTCTTCTCGCCTGAGTTTTTGTCGACGTAGTACGCCTTACCTTCTTTATTTGATACATAGAAAGTTTCTTTGTATTCGTCTTCGCCAATACCAAAAGTACAGTTGATGCCTACAGCACCAGAGTCAGCGATTTGGATGTACGCCATTTTGATAACTGCGTTATATACGCCAGATGCAAAGAGTTTGAATTTACCGCCAACACTGTCGGTTTCGTTTTTAATGTTAGAGTCGTAAGATAAGCCAGCTAAAACACTCATGAGGATTTCCTTGTCTTGAGTTAAGTAAGTAAGTAGATAAGTAAATAAGTAATTGCGTAGCGAGAGACTACAGAGGAACTAATAGAATGTCTATTAGTTCCATGGGTTGATTGCGTAGTATTTACGCGGCTGCTTCATCAGTGCCGTAGTACTCATGGCAGCGTTTGATAAGTAAGTTCACATCGTTGTCAATGAATGTCTCATTGTCATCGAACATACCCATAGGGCCGCGCATACGTTCTTGCACTGTGTCTGCGGTAATAAGCGTCTGGAATACGTGTTTGTAGCCCACAGCCTGATCACGTGGAGAGATCTCAAGAAGGTCATTCTTGAAGTTCTCAAGTGTTTTGAGCTTCTCTTTCTTCGTAGAAACAATGAAGGAGAAGAATGATTCGATACCTGTGTTGGCCAACGCACCTTTAATTGGTACTTTGGTTTCCATAGATAGAGTCTGTTCGTTGTATGTAGTGCGTGTATGCGCCGTAAAGATAACGTTCTTATCTGAGTTGGCTACATGTAACTGCATGAGGTTACGCACGAACTCAGCGTATTGTTGCCAGCCTGCACGTGAATCTTCTGCACCTACAATGTACTGTGACTCAAACATGTCCATAAGGTAGTTGAAGCCATCAATAACAATGTTATCAACGTCCTCGCGTCCTTGTGCCCATTCAAAGCCTTGATAGACTTGGTACGGATCAGTGATCACAATGGACTTACGGAACTTGTCACGGAAAGGTAGTTTCTTACCTGATTCACAGTTAAGGTATAAGGTCTTACTTGAGAGATTACGCAAACAAGCAGATTTACCCGTAGCAGATTCGCCACAAACAAGAATTAAGTTGTCATTTACATTAACGTCAGTCATTTCATATTCCTTTTTACTTACTTAAGTAAGTAAATCTATTTATTTCATCCGTTCCAGTACGCAGCGCGTACCCCTTATACATCTTTCTTAAGTAGCTCATTTGCTACAGTTTTAAAGATAGTTGCTGACAGCTCGGCTTCACTCAATTTGCCCGGTAACTTGTCATTCAAGGCAGATACGCGGGTAGTAATTGTGTTGAAGTCATGGCCAGCATCACAGAGCACACGTGCAAACTTATGGAGTTGGACATTACGATTCCCGTCACCTGTGTTGTTAATTACCCAACGTTCAAGGTTGTCGAGAGAAGTTTGATCTTGGAACTTGCGCTCACGCTCCTCATTCTTGGAGGTCTTTGGAATGAAAGGCAGTACATCAAACAACTGGCCATCAGTTACGATTGCATCAGTTGGATTAGACAGCCATTTCTTACAGCGATGTGCTGCAGACGCATCCCCCTCAAATGGGAGTGATTCAAGTACGTTCATGTAGAACTCTTTGTAATCAGCAGCATCAAGTTTCAAAACATAATTAGTAGGCAATATGATTCGGAAGCGGTTGGTTTCAGGCGTACTACGCTTGGTTGTGTAGTAGATTGCCTTGTAGTCCTTCAACAGCATCATTGCGGTTTTAAGCTGACATGTGCCATCAATGTCTAAGACAATTGTATTAAATCCTTCCTCAGCATTTTCCTCCTTGCGATAGCCACCCTTTAAGTGATGGTTTACCCAGTGGAACGCTGGTCCAGTGTATACACGTGGCAATTTGCTGAATGGAACACGAACGTTCTCATAACCCTCAGTCATGTCTGTACTGAAAGCCAAGATCATTTCATCAAGGTTGGTTTCATCTAGGGATTCCCCACGAAGGAACTGCACGCCGTCAGTAAAGATCTTCTTAATGATCACGTTGTTCTTGTAGCCCCATGCTGCAGCCATAAGGAGGATTTCCTCTTTAACTGCACGGGAGCCAGCAAATGCCGGACATTCTGTATCAAGGTCTGCTAATGTCAGTTCATTAGGGGAGTGTGCCAGGTGTTTTGCTACCTTCACATAATTACGCTCTGGACGTAATAGCTCCTCACATGCCTTACCTGACGCTTCAACAAGCTTGATAGCATTCTCCAAGTGACCCATTGTGATCTCCGGAGACATATCCATAAATGCGTACGCACCTGCAAGTTTGAGCACTTTGAAGTAACGGTGATCCATTTCACTTTTGCGAATGGCTTCCGCTTCACTCAAGGTACGAGAGAGCTTTTCACACTGTAGTTTGTACTCTAAGAGCACTAAACATACTGGTTTAGGTAAACGAATGTTTTTACCAATGTTTACCATATCTGCAAGCTGCTCAAACTTCATAGAAAGATCTTCTAAGAAGTCCTCATTGCTTGTGTTAAAGAGTTGATCGTATAACTGATCTGGACTTAAACCATCTTGCTTAGTAGCTTGACGGGTAAATCCAAATAGGCAACGGCGGGCATATCCCATTTCCAACAGTTCCATGAGGAGCTGCTCGGTTTTGCCACCATCAAGTAATTTCTGAGGTGAGCCAAACAGTAATAGGTTAGCCGGGGTTGCACCATCAATCTTCTCAAAGCGCACATTGTCTGCAGTAGACTTGACCAGTTTGTCTTTTACTAAACCTTTGTCGTAAAGCTCAAGGTAAGTGGTCAATGGTTCAAGAGTTGCTTGGAGGTTTACACCAATTTCATCGACCTGAAGGTTGCACGCACCCGCATTGGCCATCAACAATTTTTGACGCATTTGCTTAATGGCTGGGGATGTAGCTTCACTGAATGACATCATCAACGCGCCAAGAGAATTAAATTCCTTTTGGAGTTTGACAAGTTCATCATCTGGGTCGGTGCCATTACGTGTAGCAAGTTTAGTTGCCAATGTCACAAGGTTCTGATCGGCCAAGATAGGGAAGGTGTGCTCACGGAATGTTGTAAAGAAGCGATTCAATACTTCGCCTTCAATTACACCCGATGAGTGTCCTTTACCTGCACCTGACGGGGCCAGATTCATGGCGTACACATTAATGGGAATGGAACTTTTACCCATGAATCCTGTGACACCTGCTCGCATTTGAGCAGCAACCATGCCCCAATAATACGCAACCAAGATTCGGAAGAATAAAGGATCTGTATTTTGAGTTTTGGTTTGTAGCACTTTTACAAGTTTTTCTGAGGTCGGATGAAACTCCATATCCGACACAGCGCGTAAAGCCATTATGATTATCCTAATTTAAGTAAGTAATTAAGTAAGTAAAATTAAAGAACTAACTCACCAGATTTGATGAGGGCATCTTTTTGTCCACAAATAGAGAAGCACTTGCAGTAACGGCAAGCTTTCACTTGTCCTGGTACTGTTTTGATGATGCCTTTACCGCCGTCCTTTGCTTGACGGGCAGCAGCCTCACCAAGATTGTCAAAGTTCTTCGTAGATTTGGTCATCTTGCTTGGGTCTTTGTAGTACTTATAAACGGGGTCGGTGCGCCATAAGTCCTCTGAGCTACACAATGGGATCTCGTTGTCCGGTGCATCTGCTAAACGTTCAACTTCACTGAGCTTGCGCTTGATGTAGTTGTCTGTTTGCTCATAAGAAAGCAACTGGAACTTTTGAGACACTGTACGGCTCTGCGGATACTTAGGGTTTCGCATCGCATCAATCTTTGACCAGTCCGTGAAGATGTAGTGAATCCACATAACGTCACGGGTAATGATGTCGGGGTTTAACCAACGATAAATAGAGCCTTGAAGGATGTACTTATCTGCATTGGTTTGATTGATGAATGTAAAGACTCCGGTTGATTTGAAGTCTTGCACCATGCCTTCGCCCACAAAGTCGAATTTCCCAGACACCTTGAATGGCCCAACTTGCTTGTAAGAGCGCAATTCCATATAGATAGGAATTGTGTTAGGTTCTGGTTTTTCTGGATTAACTCGGATGCGGTCAATTACTCGCTGCGGATAACCAAGAGCTTTAAGAGCTGCGGCAGGGGAGACCGTCCAACTACGCTCAATGGCATCATGGATAGCTGAACCCATGCGTGAAGCGACTAAACCTGAAATGTCTTCCAGCAACGGTTCAGCTTCCTGTTCCTTTAAACGGCGTTCAAGCACCAGTTGGCGCACAGGCTTAATCAATGAAGTTGCACTTAATACGCCTTCTTCATGGTCATAATTGTCTGTAGCGAGGAATACAGCTAACGCTAATGGGATTTGTTCGTTGTTTAGGTACTTCTTTTCTTGCATGGGTTCATTCCTTAGATGTTCTGTTGGTTTTGCTTTCGGACAGCATCAATACTGGCTTGCTCACCTGCTAAGGCCGCATACGCTACAAGGTCTTCAAAGTTGTCAGCTTTAAACTCACCCTGATCAGCGCGTACCATTTTCAAAAGCATCATAAAAGTCCAACCGTCTTGAACAGACAAGTTAGTCCCTTTAAGTTCATTGAATGCAGCAACCGTACGTTCCATACTGCGTTCACCTTCCGGTGAGTCGTATGTCACAGCACGATCTTTCATGTGTTGATTAGCAGCCACCAAAAAGCCTGCTGCTGAGAGCACTTTTTGCTTTTTAGGTTGGGTTAGTGGAATACCGGCAATAAAGCCTGCAATGTCTACTTGCACCGAGCTTGGTTTTTGACTATTACGGCGACGAGCTAGGCAACCTAAACAGTTGCAGTCGTTTGATTGAGATCCTTTCATTGTGAAATCCTCGTTCCAGTGGGCAAAGCCCACCGGACTTAAAAGTTAATGTTTATGCTGCACATGCTAAGCATTCATCGTTCACAATTACCCCTGACTTGGAGTAAATGTAATACTGGCTTAGGATGTCCGGGTCTAATGTCACTCGGGTCATTAAGCTTGCGATCTTCTGTTCAGATCCTTGATCAGCGAAATAGAAGTTCAATGACTGACCTTGACAAAGGTGCTTCTGACGTTCTTTTGCGTAGCGATAGATGACTTCCTGATCCATCTCAAATGCGGTACGGAATACAGCTTTCTCATGGTCATCTAACCAATCGACATGCTGTACTGAACCTGCATGAGCTACGATGTCGTCTAACGTTTCTTGGTTGTAAACGCCACGTTCCTTCATTAATTCGTAAAGCACTGCATTGATACGCGGTAAACCGCCTACAGATGAAGATGCCTCATAAACCATTGCCGGAGATGGGAATACCGACTCCTCAACACCGCCCATGAGGTTAGATGTTGATTTGGTAGGAGCTACCGCCGTACGGTGTGTGTTACGCAATCCTGTGCCTTTACACCATTCAGGTTCCCCTAAGACTTCGGCCAACCACTTAGACGCTTCCAAGGACTCGTCATGTAGATGTTTGAAGATCTGTTTATTGAGGAAATACGCTTCAAGTGATTCATACGGAATACGTTTCTCTTGTAGGTATGTAGCAAAACCAAGTACACCTAAACCGATTGCACGGCCTTTTTCCGTAAAGGTACGCACTTTGTCCAGACCACGTTTACCCTTAGAGATCTCAATGAACTCGGAGCATAAGCAGTCAAGGAATACGGTTGCGGTGAACACTGATTTACGTTCTTTAATAACGTCCCAGTGTTTGAGGTTGATTGATGCCAAGATGCATGAGTAAGTAAGCAACTCAGAGCTATGCAACATAATTTCTGTACATAGGTTTGTTGCTATGATGTCCAAGCCAAGACGCTTGTACATTTCTGGACGATGGCGGTTTGCTTTGTCTGGGAAGAACAGGTATCCCTTACCTGTAAGCAACTTGACGTGCAATGCATCTGTCCAGCGTTTGTGAGCTTCCGGATCATTTGCTAATAAGCGATTGATGAACGTGTCACGAATCGTCCAACCATAGTTTTTACCATTGCTGTGAGTTCGTAAGCTGTCCAAGCACTCATAGAAATCAGGGTGCTCAATGTCGAGATAAGCAGCAAAGCTTCCACGGCGGTTCCCTCCCTGTGCAATTTTTGCAGCCGATGTAAAGAAGTCTTCAATAACCTCTTTAACTCCATTGGCTTCACCTGACTCGGCGAATGTCACACCACGAGCTTGAATGTCTGAGAAGTCTGCAGACGTACCGAATGCATTCTTTGACAACATTGCTGTCTCGCGGAGACCTGTATAGAAGCTCCATACAGAGTTCCCGATCTTCTGACCTGAACAAGCGACCGGCATTCCATGCTTGGTGCCTGTATTTGCCAATGCCGGAGATGATGGAGAAAGGATTCCGTCCCACATTTCATTGAAGAAACGCTCCTCATACTCTTGAACGTATGGCGCAGGTAAGTGGCGAGCCAAAGTCTTAGAGATCTTCGTATGACGATCTTTTAGACCTTTTTCGCCTCGGGGTAGGTACTTAGTTTTCAGCATCTTCCATGCTGCTGTTGTGTACCAATCTGGCAATAGTCCTTTTGCCTGCAGAGACTTACGTTCCTGGCTTAATGCCTCTGCTAAAATCTTCGCTTTGCGACTATTCGCACCAATTGCATTAAACATTCCAATGCTCCTTGTATTCCTCGGCCACGGCCATATCAAATTTCAATAAGTGTTTCTTCCAGTTGCGGCGGTACTGCAGTTGAGTAGTCGCAAAGAAGTCTTGGAATTTGTATGCGTTGAGCTGAGAGAAGAACCATTGGGTTACTTTCCCTTGCTTGGTGTCGAACATCGGCGCTTGCCCTAAGAACCCAAGTACTGCATTCACACGGTCACGAACAAACTTACGCATTTCGTGTTTAGTGATTGTGGTAATGGTTTCAGGCTTGTACGAGAAGATGTAATCAATGATGCCCATGCAGTGCTTGTACACTTTACGAGCCATACGGCGGATCAGCCTGTTAAAGCGTTCTACCTGCTCGACTGTCATGGTTTTGAGTTCCAGACGTTCACGAATGGTTTGATTTACAAGCCATGCACTGAACATACAGTGGAAGTTTTCATCCTTTGCAGAGCCATCAATGCCCGCAATGAAGTGGCTAATTTTGTTATGGCCACGAACACCAAATGACTTAAAGAAAGCGAATGCTTCATACAACGTCACACCTTCAAGAAAGGTGAGGGCTGCAGTAGATTCCAGTTTGTCTTTAGACTTCGACTTCTTGACCACATACTTGATGTGCTCATTAAAGATCGGGATGTTCTTAAATTCTTCGTAGAACTCATCGGTTGCAACTCCAATTACCTCATTACCAATACGGTAGAAAGGTGCATGTGAGTTGTTTTCCATCATGTTGAATACAGATGCAGCACGAATGATTTCCGGACGAGGGTACATGCGTCCAATGCGGCCACCCCAAAAGTCGTCACCACCGATGGTAGTTTCAATTTTTGAAAGGTAACGTTGCAATGCCAATACAGCAAAGCGTTCACCCTCTGTTAATCCATTACGAAAATCTGCTTCATCTTCTTCTACGCCCAGCTCCTCGGCAGGCCAGAAGATTGCCATTTGTTCAATGGCTGCTTTTGTCGCAACTGGATAGTATTCCACTTGCGATTCGGTAGGGGTCTCAATACGAGACAGGTACTTAGTCATACTACTTTCCATGTTCTACTTACTTACTTAAGTAAGTAAATATTAACGTCCTGTTAATGCTTTCCAACTGATCGGATAGAGTGAACCCACGATTTTGTCAACTTCCTGTGCAAAATCCTGAATCTCTTTCTGAGCATGGGAATTAGAACGCTTTTTCACAAAATTAGCAAAACCGTATAAATTCCCTGTCCAAATCCAATTAACGAGGACACCTTGAGGTAATACAAAGCGAGCTTGTTCAGGACAAACGCCGTTATCGATCATTTCCATATAGAGGTCAATGGCTTCCTGACATTGCTTCACATATTCACGCTTCCATGCGTCTGAGTCTGGGTGTGCATCTCCCGAACCTTGTTTAATTGAGCCGATTGGTTTAGCTCGGAAAGTGTCGGGGATGAATAGTTCAGGACGGCTTGAGATGTAACGGCGAGATTCTTCGTTCTCAACAAATCCTTGTTTTGACTTGAATGCCTGTGTACGAATTGGCACCGGTGCAGCGCAACGCAATGTAATTGCGGTGTGTGCGAAAGGTGTCCAATGAGTATCTTGGTCCTGAATCTTACGAAGTAACTCTAATGCTTCGCCTTCGTGAAAGCCTGTGCCTGCAGCAATTTCCGCTACGAGTTCTTTATGGTCTTTTGACGACATACCACGTGCCAGAAAGTAGATCAGATTCGTATTCTGTTCCAATGTAAACTCTGACGCATCCTTGTCAAAGGATACACGTGCTGCATTTACCACAGACAGGTCGGAACCCATGTGATCAACATAAGAGGCTTTTTGATGGCTCATTTTAAATCCTTTTACACCGTTTGAGGACGCAACGCGTCCATTCTAAAATTCCCTAATCCCTTGCAAACCTATACAATACGGCTTTACCAACGCTAAGGAAGGCATTAACCATGGAAGGTTTATACTCCTCAGAGCATGATAGTTTACTTACTCAAGTAAGTAAGCAAGTAAGCGACCTAAAGCAAAAGGTCGAAGCTCAGGATGTAGCTATTGAAGCAAACCGGCAATCGGCAGAGCTTAATAGCAGGGCTATTACAAATGATTCAATCCAAAGTATCAACCGTGATACTGCATTGGGTGAGCGAATTTCTGACCAAACACGTACCCAAATCGAAGATAAGGCGTATTTAGTAGGCGAAATCGAACGACACCATGCAGAACATGCACGGGAAATTCAGGATGTGAATGTCCGTGTCGATACTGTAGATCGAGACCGCATAGCGGGCGAAGCCCGCATCTTTGAGATGACAAAAGAGTTTCAAGATCAGCTTGGTAAGGATTACCAGGATGTAGAGGAACTTGTCACTACTCACGATGGCATTCTTGATACGACCACTTGGGACAGTACAGAGTTCACACTCGATACCGATGAGTACCAATTTGATTGGTCAATGTTGGCTGCATCTCAGGATTGGCGACTTGAAATTGCCCAGTTCTTCAAACAAGCAGAGGACTTAATCAAGGACAAAATTGCTGAGGTTGAAGATGCACTGGATGAAGCCAAGAAGAACTCAGAAGATGCATTAGAGAACTCTGATATTGACCGAATCCTTGATGAATTACTTGGGAAGGTCGGATCAGAGTTTCTGGATGACGCATTAGCTGGTCGTCTGGATGACTTCGCGGAGCAGATTCTTGAAGAACGTAAATCACGTATTGATGACATTCTCAAAGAGTCAAACATCCGTATTGAAGAAATGCGTAATCTACATAACCAGATTTCTCAGGAATCTAAAGAACGTGTAGATGCTATCGCTTCCGAGGCTGAGACTCGTGGTGATCAGTTGATTGCTGAGGCTGAACAGCGTGCGAAAGACATTGCTGCAGAGTCAGCAAAGTGGGCTAACCAGATCTCTAAAGAGATTACTGAACGTAATGAGGCTCTCGACAAGAAAGCTGCAGAACTCCAGCAGTACATCGACAAGACTGTAAAAGAGCTGAACGATGGTTACACCAAACGTTTCGAGCAAATTGAATCTGATGGTTCAAAAACTCTGAAAGCCCTTGAAGCTTATAAAGTTTCAAACAACAAAGCTGTTGCGGCAATTACCAAGTCTGTAGAGCTTAATGCTCAGAATGATGCAGCAACTCTAAAAAAGTTGGATGCTCTGCAGCTTGAATACAATGGAAATAAGGCCACTGTAGCGCAGCAAATCAAAGCTACATCTGATGCGAATAAGGCAACCCTAAACCAGCTTAATACATTTAAGACTGAGGTAAGCCAGAAAGACAAGGCAACAGGTGAGTTAATCCAGTCTACAAAGGCTGAAATTCTCAAGGAGACCAATGCATTATCGGATCAGAATAAAGCTACTGTAGAACGTCTTGAGAAGTTCCAGGCAAGCTACAACGACCGTAATAAGGCTGTTGATGGCAAGTTTGTTGAGGTAGACGGTAAATTTACCACAATGTCTAAATCAATCTCAGATGCCAATGGCAACATCACTTCTACTGCTCAAAAGTTAGAGTCGCAGTTTAAATCTGACATTGCCAAATCAAAGTCTGAGGTACTCACTGAGGTAAGTACGCAAACCAAGAACTTAGATGGCAAGATCACGAATGAAGCTCGTCGTATTGATGGTTTAAACAGTTCATTCAAAGGGTTAGATGCTGACCTAAAGAAGAACATCGAAGCGACTGCTACAGCTCAGGATACGGCGAATACTGCAGTATCAGCTAATGAATCACTGGCTCAACATGTTCGTAACGTCCAGTCCCAGACCTTATCTCGCGTGGGTATTCGTGCAATCCCTTCTGATAATGGTTTAAAAGATTGGGTATTCCTACGGGCAGCAAACCGAGTCTCGTTTGTTAAAGATGATGCTGCTATGAATGGCATCATGCTACAAATGGGCCGCAACATTAAAGGTCAGGATGATCAGTGGGCACATTGGGCAGAGTTTGAAAAGATTGACCCTGAGAAACTTTACCGCTTACGTGTACGTTATCGCCGTATAGAGGGTGATGGTGGCGTGTACGTGGGTGTAACCCACAAGAACGCCGACCAGAGCCGTTACGTGACTTCTACGAACGTGCTTGCAACAGGTATGGGATCTTCAAACTATTTAGTATCTAACCATAGATCGCCACTTGGTGAGATGATGGAGCATGTTTTTTACCTTAAAGGTAAATCTGCAGGTGCCGCAACCGGTAGAGGTACGATTGATAATCCGAGAACCTTCCCGGCTTTGGCAGAGTACTACTCTCCTATGTGTATTGCGAACTACACGAGCAATACCGGTATCACACAGTTCAGTCATATCATTGTTGAAGATGCTGACTCGTTGGCCGCTTCTAATGATGCGAATGCTCAAGCCATTGAGATGTTCAAGACAGTCACACGTGAGGGCGAGGCAAGTTCTGAACGTACCACACAGCTTGAATCCCAAGTTAAGGATGTACAGAAGCATGTCATCACTACTGAGCAGCAGTTGGGTGAGACCAGTAAAAAGCTGGGTCAAACCGAAATTAAGCTTGGCCAGACTGACAAGAAGTTAGGTGATGCTGAAAAGCGGTTAGATGCTAACGGTAACTTAATCAATAGTCAGGGTAAGCGAATTGATGAACAGGGCAACCTGATTAATGCTGCAGGTAAACGTATTGACGCGCATGGAAATTTGATCGATGCACAAGGCAAACGCATTGATGAAAATGGAAAGCGTATTGACGATACGAATAAGAAACTGACAGACACAGAAGCGAAGGTACTTCAAGTCACCCGTACGGTCGAAAGCCATGCAAAGGCGCTCACCACTTTTGCTACGAAATCAGACCTTGAAAAGTCAGAAGCAAACCAGACGACCAAGATTGAATCTACGTTCAAAGAGACTATTGAGACCATTCGATCAGCGACCGATAGCGACTCACTGGCACGCGATTACCTCTTGGCTAACCCGAAAGATTGGGAGAGTCATTACGGCTATAACATGGGCCAGTATTTCTATACGACCACAACCGGTAAGGTTGGGAATACATTGTTCCGGAAGGACAGTAATAATCCTGATATGTGTTGGCAGTACAACAAGGCAATCCTTCAGAACAACCGTGCATATCGAGTAAGCTTCTTGGTTCGCCGTAGTACCAACTCAACGGGTGCATGTCACATCACAATCTTACGCTCTGATAAGAACGGCAAGTTTGCACGCGACTACACTCATTTAGCCGTACCGTTGACTGAAATCCCTGCGAATGCAGATTGGGTGGAAGTATCACGTGTTGTGAACTTGCGTTCTACCGCAGAGGCTAACCCTCTAATCCGACTTGGTTTCGCTGTTGGCCATACGGGTAAGGCTGGTTCATGGGAAGTACAAGGCTTCCGAGTGGATTCAGTACTCAACGAGACCGATGTAGATTCTACTTTGGTTAAATCCTCAGTATTGGTTAACTACGCCACTAAATCTGACATGAATGGGGCTATCTCAAATGCCACTACTACGCTCACCAGTCAGTACAAGAAGTATGCGGATGACAAGGCAGCGGATGGCCTTAAGTACACTGACAATAAAGCTGCAAATGTCGTTAAAGACATGGATGCCAAACTCACGAATAACTACTACACCAAAGCTGACACAGACAAGGCTGTAGCAGGGGAAATCTCTAAGTTTGGTGCCACTGTTAAACGTGACATCACTGCAGTTGAAGCGAACATCCGGAAAGATGTGTACACCAAAGCCGAAGCTGACGAAGCAATTGCATCGGGCATTCAGTCTTATGACTCGGAAATCGTAAGCGGTGGTGTGAACTTATTCACTGGTGGTATTTTAGAGCGTAAAGGTGGCAATGAGTACCTTGCATACTCACGTAGCGCAGCTCTCAGTGAGATCTATGCCAAAGGTGAGGTTACGATCAGTTTTGACATTAAAGTAGCTGTGGCGGGGCCTGTACGAGTTTACTCGTCAAACCAATCTACTATGTGGACATATTCAGTACAAATTGAGAATGTGACAACAGAGTGGGAACGTAGATCCGTTACCGTAACCCCGCGCAGAACGTCACACCCTGTAGGGCCTAGTATGTTGGAGTTCTTTGGAACTTATAACACTGGCCGTATCGTACACGTCAAGAATGTCAAAATTGAGATGGGCCGTAAGGCTTCTGAATGGTCGCCGTCTGCAGGTGATATTGAAGCCGGTTTTGCTGGTGCAATTTCAGAAGTGAATAAGGTCAACGCGAACCTAACGAATAATTACTTCACCAAAGCACAGACTAACTCAGCGATCGCTAGTGCATCTACATCGCTTGAAGCAAAGGTGAATACCAATACGGCTAACCAACTTAAGAACCACTACACAAAAGCTGAAACTGATCGTGTGGTATCAACACAGGCTACCACTTTTGATGCCAAACTTAAGAAAGCCGGTGAAGAAGCGAATGCGTATGCCAAACGCTACACAGATACGACTGTTAAGGTTGTAGACGATAAGCTTACATCGACTTCCACTGATCTGACACAGCTCAAATCCGTACTTGGTGAAGTGACCAATTACACTGTCAGCTCTATTGGTGGTGGTCAATCTGGTTTTGGCGGTATCAAGGATCTCGCAGGTAAAGTACAACTACAAGCTACCCGTGGTTTAACTCTGTGTACCTTTAAAGGTAATGCATTAGGGGATATTCGCCGTGTTTTTGATACCCATGCAAGTGCAGTTAATGCGACAAACTTGATTAACACAATCAATGCTATCCCTGATGGTACATACGTTGCCGTCATGGGCTATGACTCTTTTGTAGCACATTTTGCCACGGCTAAGCCTGCACTAATCTCATTAGGTGCAAGCAAGGCGACCTTAGACCTACTTAAACCCCGTGATGCATATATCTTAATTGGTCGAAAGGGCATGTCCGAAGGACAAGGCACTGAGATCGTAGGTAAGGCACAATCTGCAACGCTTGGTGGTAAACAGATCGACTACATGTTGCAGCTTATTAATGGCATCCCTGCAGGTTTAGGGAGTTCTGCACCGGCTGCAGAGGCAACGAATATCTTAAATACTAAGATTGAAGAAGTTGACGGCCAGCTTAAAGCACAGTCAAGTCAAATGACTAACTTACAGTCATCAATGACCAGTGCCAATAGAAACATTACTGCAGCCCAAAACACAGCTAATACGGCGCAAAACAACGCTGCCAATGCTCAGAAGTCAGCAGATTCAGCCCAGAATGCTGCTAAGGGTGCACAGTCAAGTGCTGATGCCGCTAAGAAGGCTGCAGACACCGCACAGCAAGGGGCAAATGCAGCCAATCAGGGTGTTAAGGATGTAACTTCTAAACTCTCTGATACTGATCTAATTGCCCGTGCTGGTACACATGGGAAATTGGTTTGGGGAGATCCAACCTTTCGGAATGGTGTGAACGGTGTAAATGTTTACGACAATAAACGTACTGGCCGTAATAAGGTGGCTCGAATTGCGCGTTGGACAGTGGACAATCCAACAACATCCACTCACCAGATGAACATTACCGTGTCTGCAGGATCGACACCGGGACTCGGTGGCTTCTTCCAGACCATTGCCTCACGTGCTAATGCTGTGTTTCTCATTAAGTATTTAATGAAGATTCCTGTTGGTTATACCGTTCATAACGCTTCAAATGCACAAGGTACGGGAGCTTCTGATAAGTTTGTTGGTTTGAATGCTGGTACAGGTAAATACGAGACTTACTACCGACTTGTACGTTGTGGGGCTACTGGCACATTCAGTACCGGTGGTCATGTTTACTTAAACGGGCCATTAAAAGGCGAGGAAACTATGACTTTCCCTCTGGCCCAGATTGAGTGCTATGACCTGACTGACTATCAGGATATGACACCTATGGTTGCAGATACCTTTGCCAAGCTCACAGAGATGGCTAATACGTCTGCGACTGATTCTAAGGCCATGGCTGATAAGCTCCTACAACTGCAGTCATCGTTTCATCCTCAGTCTCCGAACGGTCGTATGCCGCAAAGTCGAGATGAAACCAAAAAGAATCTTTGGACATTCATCTTATGTAAATTGAAGGCTGGGGATACCGCGAGCCGTCAATTCAACTTTCAGGACATCAATACAGGTGAGATTGTTCGTAAGGGTGAAGTGCCATCGGCAACCGATGCCAATAATGGTACTTGGTTTAGCGAACCTCAAACCTTTGCACTGTTTAGAACATGGGTGTATGTAGCTGCAGCTAAGACAGTTAAGTTCACCAATATTCGCGTTGATGACACTGTGACGATTTATGTAGGCAACCAACGCCAGTACCATAAGGTAGGTTATGGTTCATACACGGACTGCTCTTTGAGTTTCCGTGTTGGTTGGAACGTGGTTGATGTATTTGTGGGTAACGGTAATTCAAGTGGCGGATTTGTACTAACTCCGCTATTGGAAACCCAAGTAAATAATATGTGTCCTGTTAAGTTGGAAGACATTCTCGACAATACATCTGCGTCAGTATTACAGGGTTATACCACTCATGCTGAGATGAACTCTGCTATTGCTAGTGCGTCTACCACTCTCGAGAGCAAGGTTAAAGCTGACTATCAGAAACAGTTCGACAACATCAAACTTGATCGATTAACTGTTCCGGATACTCGCAATACGAACCAACCCCCTCAATGGTACTGGACTAACTACCCTCGAAGTGTCGTAACTGAGTTCAAAACAAGAACTGCTATCGGCAACCCTGCTGGAACTGCCATGTATGGTTCAGTTGAAACGCTTGTCCCGTGGTCTGATGTATCAGGAGGGGCAATCATCCAACGTTGGACTACTGCAGGCGAAGCAAATGCCCGATTCCGACAATCAAGTGGCTCGGGAGCCGCAGCAACATGGGGTCCGTGGACTTCCGATGCGGAAACCATGAAAGTCCAGATTAAGGAGCAATCACAATCCATTGATGGCATTAAAGGTGTGAAGGCAGTTTCTATCGACAATAACGGCGTTCTGTGCGGTTATGCCTTAACTTCTGAACTGGTAAATGGTGTGGTTCAATCCGCATTTGGTGTGTCTGCAGATCAATTCTACGTGGGTTCACCAAAAGACGGTCGTAAGGTGTTTGCGGTAGTTGATGGGCGTACTGTAATCAGTGATGCGATCATTGGAAACCTAAGCGCAAACAAAATTACCACTGGTCAAATGCATGGCGATAGAATCACTGCCAGAACCTTACGGGCAGACCATTTGACCACACAAGCATTGGAAGCTATTGCGATCTCGGCACGTAATGTAACCATTACAGCGCCCGATGGTTCTAAGACAGTACAGACAGGTGGAATGACTCAGATCTTCTATCCTAACGGACA